TATCTAGATATCGATGGGGATTGGGTTTATATTCCACCAGCGTGGGCCGGTAACTATGATAATGACCTCTTGAATAACCCAGCAGTTTGGGTTAAGAGGATGTTAGAAAAATTCCAGCATGACTAACAGACGCCCTTCGGGGCGTTTTTTTTGTATTTAAACATATAAATCATACGTGCAGGAGTGGATTAACCAATCGTATGAGACACTGGAACCTCTAGTATAACATATAAAAATAGAGAATTCCTTAAAAACTTCTAAACAAAACCGCTTTACAAACAACAATACAACAAGCTACAATGTCATTTCCTAACAACTCAACCACTACAGGCTGATTATGAAAAACCTTTATAGGTGTTTATAAAGGCGTAAACATTCACGTATCGAAAGAACTTCCTTTGGTCTACACCGTAGAAGGAAAAGACACTCCGTACAAAAGCTACGCCACAGCTAAAGCTGCCGTTACTCGTATGCTCAAAGCAGCCCAAGAGGTTGCCCAAAGCGCGGCTATTGCGGCTATGCCACCAAGCGAAACAGTAACGGTTATCCGCATTGAAAATAAATTAGGGAAAGGCATGTATAACAGTGGCAACGATAGCGGCGGCGTTGATCCAGAACAAGACTATAGGCATCCTAGCTTGTTCACTTGCCCCGGCTACCAGAATAACAAGAAACACCACCCATGCCCGGAGGATGACAGCCTGTTGCGTGAACAACTGATTGAGCGCGGCCTGTTCGACCCTTCTAACTATTCGCCTAGTCGTATGGAGCAAATACTTTTCGGCATGTACGGCTTTACTCCAAAGTCTGAAAAGTATTCGTATGGCTTCGCCAACGCGGCTCAGGCGCGACACTGGCTGTACAAGGATGAATGGCTGCAATATCTAGACAGCAATGGCTTCCATGTCGCTGTCATCACCTTGCCAGCTAGTGAAGTGTTGATCGGCAACACTCAAGCAATGTTCATCAAACCTAAGCATTACGAGCAACAAAGCATCAAAGAATTTTTCAAATTAGCTTGACAGGCTGAGAGTATACAACCTATAATACTCGTATGTTGTGAACGAATTGTTACGACAGTTTGGAGCAAGCTAGATGAATACAGGCAGCAATCAGTCACGGATAAAGACGTTAAAACCGCCTGAAAAGTTTAGATGGCTTACAGCATACGAATACTTTAACTTCTAGGAAGATTATGCAAGCAATCATCACCCAATATTATGGTAATCGCGGCCCAAGTATCAGAGCTAGATGCTGGGCAAGCAATATTACACTGCCATACCCGTACCATATTGACGGTATAGAAGAGAAGCACCGCTTTGTTGCGAATAAACTAATGGAACAGCTACGCAATATTGACGGAATGGAATGGCTGGATGACTGGTATCTGGTCAGTGGTGCTTTACCTGATGGTACAGGCTACGCTTTCGTCATGGTAGAAAAGGAGAAAAATTAATGGCTATGTTCTTAATCAAGAAAGACGGCGCTATGTGGCATGTTAAGCTTGCTAGCAATCTGCTCACTGTCTATCGCAGCATGAGTAAGAAGCTTTGCCAAGAATGGCGCGATACAAATGAGCCTATTCCTGTTCATGAACAGCTGAATGCTACTGCTGGTGTTAAAGTGTGGCGTGGACGAGAAAACAACACACTGTAAAAATCACTTTACAAACTAAAAACGGATAGGCATAATATCACTTATCCGATAAACACAAACCGAGGAAAACAAAATGCCAGTAGTTCATGACGTGAAACGCTATGAAATGCTTCAACAATTCAAAGCTGCAAAAGCGGCTATCCTGAAAGGCGCAAAATGAAACTGATTAAAAACATCTTCGGTTTCTTCAAGCGTAGTGTTGACGAGTTGGCACCTTACACCGTGTATAACTATGAACTGAAAGCAGCACATCCTTGCTGGAGCTTGAAAGAAGTTTTTGAGTGGCTGGCGTGCTATGACGAAGAACAGTTTGGGCATACCGCTGTACTGGATTTCAACGGTGAAGTGATTAACTAATTTTTAAAGGAGAACATTGGTATGGTAGGCAATGCAAATTTCGAAAAGAACAAAACCACTCGTAAGAATGCGCGACAGCAAAACCAAAAGCCAGAAAAGGGTTACACTGGTAAGACGTGGGAGCGTACTGATAAGCGTTCACAGTATCCACAACAAGGGGAAGAGTGATGAATAGCGAAAAGATCAAGTTGTTGCAGACTAAAATCAAAATGCTGCAAGGTGCGCGGCGGCGTATCAGGACTGGGCATACTCGGTTTGTCTGTTACGCTATTACCAATGAGCGAGAAAGTATGCTTCTCAAAAACTGGGAATTGGCCGGACAGGCATCACATGATCTTAAAAGATATATCGAGAAAGTGTTAGGGCTTAGTGCATACCTTGATGGCTGGATTGCGCGTAAGCGGCCTAAGATTAATAAGACGTTCAAGAATCGTCCACAAGACCAAGTGCAGACCAGAATGCGAGCGATTCGTATCCAGTGGATTGATTGGATGATTGATTGCTTGAAAGAAGACTTGCAACAATTGCGGGCTAAGAAAAAAGGTTAAAACTTTTTCTGATGCTGTACAAATAACACTTGTACGGCATTGTAAAGAGCTTTATAATACGCTCTGTAGTAAGATGTAGCAGCTATGCTGTTGACTCCAAATTTCCATAACCCCTTAAACAAGGATTAAGCCAAAATGAAGCCATACACCTATCAGAAACGCCAGTACAAAGTTGCAAAGCATTACACCACTGAGCAACAAGAGGTAGAGCAGCATATCACCGTTACTGTCGACCGTGGTGCTTTGCATCGCGTAGCCGTGAAGATCAACATTGTGCGGCCTGTGTGCTCTCTGATGTTCGGTAAGCATCATTGCACAGCCACCCGCTTGATTGCAGGTGTCGTAATTGCAGCAACTGGCGTTGTTGTTGCAAAGTATTTCGGTCACAGCCATGACCCTATCATCTCTTATGTTGGCGACGGAATTGGTTACGGCCTGCACGGTCTCGGCCTAACGCCATTCATTGAGTATCTGGCTGCTGGCGCAGAATAAAAGATTTTTCTGATGCCGTGCAAATAATCTGTACGGCATTGTAAAAACCTGTTATACTGTAGTTTCTTAACCACCTCATTACTAAGGAAATACCATGCGCCAAATGACTGTTGAAAACTTTGAACTGGCACGCCGTAATCTGTCGCTGTACGTACTTCAAAAAGCGGAAGAGTTGACCCGCGCATTAGGTATTGGCTACATTGATAGTAGTAATGCCCCGAATGACTATGATAGCCTGATTGCAAAGTGGAAAGAATGCATTTCCAAAGGCAAACCAATGCCTGTATGGGATGGTGCAAGCGATAGCACCGTCTACACTTCGGCAGGTGCTAACTATGCTTTCCGATTCTGGCATGACTTCCTGCACTATTATAAAAAGCTGGATTTTACAACTGATGCCGAAGTAGATATTGGTATCATGCAAACAAAGGAAGTCCAGAAGTATTTCGGTATGGATAGCTTAGAAGCAAAGATTATGCTTGCTGACACCGTGGGGCAAAGTCTGTACGCTTTGGAGAACAACGGTGAGTTTCCAGACAATCAAATCTCCTACGTTTGGAGCCTGCTTAAAGCACAAAAATAAAGTTTGACAAGGGCTGAAATACTGCGAGGTGTTGCTAAATGGTTCAAACTGAGTGACGCTGTAGTAGTTGGCTAACAACATGCTGTAACCCGCTAGGAATTCCTAGCGGATTTATAAGATAAGGAGTCAAAATGTTTGTACTGTTGCTGATTGCCATCTTTGCCCTAACGTTTTTTACGTTAGATTTTATTATTAACTTGTCCGATGCACTGAAGTATGGTACGAAATATAACGCTATCTGGCACGTGATAATGATTAGTGCGAGTGTAATGTACATCGTTATTTATTCCTTGCTACGTTAGCAACTAGCCGCCTTCGGGCGGCTTTTTTTTTTTGTTTTGTGGTATTTGTGCAAACCTACTTGACGACTGAGAAGTTAGCCAGCATAATGAACACACATCGCAACACATTTATAAAAGGAGTGAAAATGCAAGTCATTATCTTGGTAGTACCATTCTTAGCTCTGTTTGTAGGTGTGGGCGCAATTCTTAACAACATTGCATCGGACTATGAATAAATGCTAATCTATTTCCCTACACGTTCTAAAGCCCGTGCATATGGTGGCAAAGTAATTGATAATGGCGCGGACAGTTTACCGGGTAAGCGCTGGGCATGCGAGGCACGTATCAAGGTGCATGTCCCCAAGGATTTGCCAATCAAGGGATTGCCTAAAATGGTGATACCTGAAGGAATCAAGCAGGTATTAGTTAGGATCAACTACAGTGCACCGGCAAGGGCTATAGAAACACCTGAGAAGCCCTTAGAGAGCGAAACGCAAGCAATGGCCATGTCTCTAGCCAACTGGCGAAAAAATCGCTCCAAGGCCGTTAAAATCCGTGTACAAGATGTGTTTATCAAATAAGAGGAAATTGATGTTCACTTACCACACTGCAAAGAAACAGCTTGATGAAATGCTAGAAGCCGGTATAATCACTAATACCGAATTTCAAACGGCATCCTGCCTGCTGGTTTGGGCTGACATTCAGGAGTGCTAACATGCACCGTAGTGAAGAACTGGAACGTATTCTGACTGATTTCTATCACAACAACTCAGAATACTGTGATACAATGTCGCTGCAACAAATGATTAAGCTGTTTTCGCGTGACAGCTTCTGTCATCTCCACGCCGAGGCTTGCGAATATCTGTCCTCTAGTGCCTTTGGTGTTACATTTTACGCGAAATACTGATTTATCATCTTTCTTAGGAGAAATACAATGTCCGATTTGCTGAATACTGCTGTAGCTGTCAAACAAACCTTGTTGACCAAAGCTGTTGATATCCTGTTGAAAGGTGAACAGTCGCTTATCAAGCTGAATTACCTGTTTTTGTGTCATATGGACCACGGCCAAAACATGCTCGGCAACGATGGCTGGCAAAACCTCGTTGAGCCGCATTTCCGACGTCAATTTTATGTGGCTGGCTCGGGTACTAACAACATTTCTAACTATGTCCTGCAAATGCTGGGCAAAGAGGAAAAATCCGCAGAACAAAATGATAACATCGCCTCGCGTGTTACGTTTGATGTACGCCTCGCATGGCTGGATGACTTTATCGCCAATCTGAAAAAGGGCGATCCTACGATGCCTAAGCTGTGGGGTAAGGAAGAAATTCAGCGTCAATACGAAAGCCGTGGCGGGGTGCTGTAATGAGTGTACACTACATCGTATCGATTCAGAACGACAAGGGCGAACACTGGTATATCCGCAGTGGTGAATGGAGCAAATGGGATTTAGCTTACAATGCTAGAGATGCCTACCAGTTCCCCACAATCCAAGCGGCTATGTCTGTAAGCGAGGATAACGACTACACGAAGCGCCATAACCACATGGATGGTAGCAGCTCCCCGCCTAGCCTGATTTGGACCGGTTTAGGCATATGTAACAAGAAACCACAGGCAACCGGCTTTTTCGTTGTTCATCGTGTTGAAACATCTGAGCAAGTACGTATTCCAATTGCTGACAAGCTACTAGGACGCCAGTGATGGTTAGACGCCCTTCGGGGCGTTTTCTTTTTGTCTCTCACATCTTAAACGGAGATACTTTTCCACCCATAACATGATAATAGCACAAATACTAGAGAAAAAGAATAGGGAAAATTCACAACAATTTGTATAAACCCTCTTGCGCACTGAAAAACACATCGGTATAATTCTATTCATCGGTTGGCGATCTAGGGCAAAACGAAAGTTTGTAAGTCCACACAAGATTGCTAAACACGATAACCGCCAACATGCCGGTAAGATAAGAATGTGCGCTGCTAGGTCTGCTGATTGATAACCTAGCCAAGCTGATGCGAGACAGCAACAAACACTAGCCAACTAACCAAGGAAATACTATGAAAGCAGCTACCAACACCGTAAACATCTTTGACCTGAAAGTAGGCAATGTTGTTCACTTCCACGGCGCACGCTTTGAAGTGATTAGCACTGAGGTGCAAGAGCACCGCTCCTTCCGCGGGGAGTTCAACGCTGATCGTGACACCGTAATGGTTGCCAAGGCGAAATGGCTGGATGGTGGGATTGTAAACGGTTATTTCGGCCCTAACAAAGATTGGACTTTCCAAGGCAACAAGAACGTGACCGAGGCTGTAGAAATCTAACAACAAGTAAGAAAAGGCTTGCTAACTCACCGGCAAGCCTTCATAATCCTAATACACCAACTTTAAACGGAAATATCACCATGCGAACCAATAAAATTGAAATCACCTGCCCTGTAGCATTCGCTAAGATTTGCGCTCAGTTTGTGCGCGAAGGCGTAACCTTTGAAGCGCATGAGCGTGCTAACGGTGAGTTCCTAATCACCCTCACCGGAGGCTATTAACCATGAAAACAAGTGAAATCTTTAAACTTGTGCTGGACATTTACGAGGATCGTTACAGGGACGGATACAAGCGTGGTTTGCCGGGCATTTGCGAAAACCTTTTGCGTGTAATCATCGACAGCGGTACTAACAGTAATGAACGTAGTATGACCCATCGTCTTTGTAAGAACGTGCTAGAGCGCTATAAACCAGAAGATGCTAGCCTTTATTGGTGGCATCCTGATGATGTGGAAACCCGTAAAAAGGTGTTACGTCAAATTATCAACGATTTGGAAAGTGAGGGTGAATAATGTTTGACGAAAAGAAGTTCTTAGAAGCCTTGCAGAGCATCCCTGATGCAGAGGGTATCAAGCTGTTGGCACGTATGTAACGAATTTACAACAGAGGAAAAGATTTATGAAAAGTAGTGAAATTCTCAAAAAAGACTTTGGAGCGCTTCAAAAACGACTACAAAGAGCATCAACCGGGTATCTGTGATAATCTCTCAGGTGTGATTTACAACCTCAATTCGGGGCGTGATCCTGAATTGTTCAAGCAATGTATGCAGTATGTACATAAATACAAGCCAGATAACAGCCATCTCTACTGGTGGCCTACTGGTAACCGTGGAATCCGTATGGCGGTACTAGAGCTTGCTATTGCCGATGCTTTGGCTGCTAACGACTAAAATAAAAGTACTATAATACAGGCCCTTCGGGGCCTTTTGTCACTCTAGAGTACTATCATGTGATACCTTACACTTCTTATATAACTACTAGTTATGATAATGACGTTTGATATGGTTGACAAGGGTATATAAGAGGTGTATAATCCGCACTAGGCCGCACCCCTCAGTGCATCATAAGTAATTATTAGGAGCTTGACAATGTTGTTAAAATTGTTAACAGCTAAGATTGTTTCAGTTAGAAAACAAAAGAAAAAGTTAAAAGAGTTGATAAAGTTATTAGCTCCTAATAGTAACAAATTAGTAACAACCTCTTATGCTGTACGGAGTCGATTAACAACAGGTTAAATATGCCTAGCTATTCTTAATAGGATATGCTAGGCATTTTGCTATCTATTGGCATTATTAGCAGAGTCTATTATCCACTGTATCATTATACCTTGTCCGTTAGGCATTGGCTAGTTAGCCATACAAGAAAAGAAAACATTAACAACTATTAGTTCACTAATAAAGTATAAGCTATAAACAGGCAATCCTATTAGTAAGCTAATAATCAATTAATAAACTAAATTGTTACTCAGCAATAAATAATCACTAAATAAACAATTCATTACTAGACTACTATGAAAGTGCTGCTATCTACTGGCATCGACAACATAGCACCTAGTAATAACCTCTTCTACATCGCCTATACGGGAAGCTGTCAAGAGCCTTATAAGAGCTTTACTATGTGCGAGGAAGCTATCAGGAGGCTAGAAGGAAAGACAGACCCGAGCCATGCGAGGGGATGTTGTTAAGGGCAGATGTATGTGCTTAATAGCAACATGTTGTTAGTATGTTATGTGTGGTGTACAGGGTGTGGCAGGAGGGTAAAAGGAGTGGAGGTCTATTAAAAGAATAGAAATTGTGCTTAGGTGTTTAATTCTCAAGGCCACATTTCTTAGCGGAAAGTATTCACAAATCTTCACGCTAGCTAAACGAAAGTGTCGATTAGTGCAGATTGTTAACAGAATGTAACGTCTTAGCATTATAGGCCCTAGGAGCGCTGCAATAGCCTAGCAATACCTCCCTACAGGGTATGTCAGTACAGCACCACAGAGGGCTTATACGGGCTTCCTAGAGCATATCAAGGGCTACAGGTAGGCTATCCTAATCCCCATTAATGCCCCTATATGGATGTGCACAAATCTTATGCTAAAGCAACATGCATTTAAACGCGTTTAGAGGGCCTTAGAGCGCCTTTAACCTATTAGGCTAGGCAACTACCAACCTTCTCAGAAATCGCCTCCTAGATATTTTAAAAGCCCTAGGATAGCGATAAATCATGCCCCGGCTCGGGTTTAATCACAAATACACCCTCCCAGTACATTTACAACCACCTAATTCCTGACAGCAATACGTAAAATAACTCTAAAAGATATTGCACTCAACATAAAAGTAAGATATTATGTTATTGTGGGAGAGCTATTATTTTTTTTTTTAATTTTTTAGAAAAACAAAAGGCCCTGACAAATTAATGTCAAGGCCCTTAATGTAATATTATTCATCTTCTAAGAAGAAGTCTAGCCAGCTATCAGCTAATGCTCCAATTGTAAGAAACAAAATAGCTAACGCAATAGTGTTAATAAGTATTTCCATCTACTCTCCTTATTTATTTTTAGTGCTGGAATATTGTGCAGCACGAGCGTTAAATTCTTTTTCATAGCCATCAAGGTTATCTTTCCATTTCTGGATATTACGAGTAACGGTATTAGGGTGCACACCAAATTTGTCAGAGATTTCTTTATAAGTGAAATTGGTTTTGTGCATGGCAACCATTATGCGCAAGTCAGAGGGGTTGATCTTTAGAGGTTGGCCGAGAAGGGTCCCTTCACTAGCTGTGCGCGCAATACCAGCTTTAGTACGTTCGATAAGAAGATTACGTTCAAGTTCTGCACAAGCTGCCATAACAGTGAGCAGCATTTTACCCATAGGGCTAGTAACATCAACACCATCGAATTGCAATACGCGAAGCTTGATGCTACGTGCTTTGAATTCCTCTACAGTGATTAGAATATCACTAGCAGAGCGACCAAGACGGTCAATCATGGTGACGATGACGGTGTCGTTCTCTTGTGCACGAGAAAGCATTTCCTTGAAAGCAGGGCGGTCAAAAGCTTTTACGGAGCCTGAAACACCTTCATCGTTAGCCCATACATCAATTTTGAAACCAGCATCCTCAATAACCTTTTTCTGGTTGTCTGTGGTCTGTTCCTCAGTCGATACACGGGTGTAAGCGAATATAGTCATTTCAAGCTCCTAAACGGTTAATGTGCAGCCATCTTAACGGTTCCTGTACCGGTCGTCAATAGCTCCTACCGCCAGTGCGAATGAGAAGAAGATTTTAGGTGTTTTCATGAGTTCCTGTCCAGAATATTGAATACGACATACCATGCTAGTGCAAAAATCAGCATACCCAAAAGCGCCACTGCTCCGAATACTTCAATGGCCTTGACACATATAGCACCTAGAATTCCTGTCACAAGTAGAATGGTTATAGTTGCTACAAATGAGACAATAATTTTAAAAATTAACACACTTCCTCCTTATTCGAATACCATCAAGTATGCCAACAGCCACAAGAATCCGAAGAACATCAACGGAAGCACGATGTGAGGTACCAGTATCACTAGATTTACAACTAATGTGCTGATTGACAATAAAACTACCAAAGAGAGCAACGTAAATACTAGCGATTGCACTGCACGGGATGACATTATCCTACCAAATTTAGTATTGTTGTCAAAAAGACTAGTCCACCAGTTCATAGGCTATCCTTAGACGCGGTGGAACGTGGCGACGTGCAGGTCTTTGTATTTCACGTCATTAGCTTGTGCAATATCTTCCAGTAAGTCACGTAAGACGGTGATAGCGTCTGGTGCGAAGAAGGAAGTGTATGTGCGAGTTCGCCATGCGCGAAGGTAAGGCGCTTGTAGTGAGTCGCCATCAGTGTTATAAGCCTCTGCAACTACGTGATATGTGCGGTTGAACATTTTTATTCTCCTTAAAGGTTAGTGAGGTTATATTCTGACGCAGCGGAGCGCACATGTCAAGCACTTTTATTGACAAAAATGTTTCTGTATGTTATCATTATAACATTTAATAATATATCGAAGGATAAGAAATGCCTTTAACAAAGAATTTAACACCACCTTCAGTGGCCTCTGAATTTGGTATGGCAGTAGGTTGGGGATTGGCTAAAGGCTATACAAGGGTTGCAGCTTTCGGGTATAACCCTGATGTTGATGGTGCTACACTTCCTGAAGATATTTGGGTAGGCGGAGGCTTATACCCTTGGATGACTGCTTCTACGGCACTTGAGATTATTTCTACTAGTGCAAATGACGCTAGTGCTGGAACTGGTGCACGAACTGTATTGGTTTCAGGGCTAGATATTAATTATGTTGCTGTTACACAACTCGTGACGCTTAACGGTACAACTCCTGTGGCATTAGCCACCCCACTATTCCGTGTGAATAGCTTGCTTATTATGAGTGCAGGTAGTGGTCAGGTCAACGCTGGTCAGATTAACGTCCGAGACATTTCTGGTGGAACGATTAGAAGTATCATTGCAGTTGGTGCAGGTATTTCGCAGCAATCGGCCTACACAGTTCCTGCTGGTTTTACTTTGCAAGTAATTAGTAATTACACAGCTATTACAGGTAATGGGTCAACACGTACAGCAGACGTCTCTACGATGTTCAGAAGCCCTCTAGGCTTTTATCGTTTACCATTAACACTCACCGCGTCGGATGGTCATCCCTACAGACATGATGCTTCTCCGGGTATTATTGTGGCAGAGAAGACAGATTTTAGTATGCGCTGTATCAATGTTAGTAATGACAATAGCGCAATTGTAGCCGCTTGGCTAGGAATTTTAAGGGCAAACACATGAAAATTTATGAACTCACTAAGACTGCTGAGGCTGAAGCCTACAAACCTCAACTTGAAAGATTCTTTTATGACAAGATTTACATTGTAGAGAATCTTTCTGATTACGATAACTTACCAATTGAAGTAAAGAATTGGAGAATTGCGGTGGCTGATTGTGGCTGATACACGTGCAGATGTAGTTATTCCTAAAACTGTATGGACAGACTTATATGCAGCTTCAGGTATTGTCGTAGGAACTGCTGTGACTATTTGGAATAAAGGTAGTAACACCTGCAACCTAGCAGTCAAGGCAACAGCGCCTACTGACACGAGAGGCACACCTCTTTTCACTGACTCTGAAGGAAATAACATCAGTTTAACTTCTGGAGAATCTGGCTTGTGGGCCTATAGTGATAGAGGCACGATTCTTATGATTCAAGAGTTCAATTAATAATAGCCCTAACACCGTTAAAAGTGTTAGGGCTTTGTTTTTAGTAATTGAGTTTAGTTAATTCATACCTTTTACTCTCATATTGAGGATGGTCCCGGTGATTACAACCCATCCGTATGGACCATTCTGTAAATGGATTGTTCAGACTGAAGAGTCCACAATATGTACAGTATAACTTACCAGCGGCACGCCTCTTGAATTCATGTGCCTCGTACTTGTAAGCATCCCGTTGTGCCATATTAGCCACCTTTACAGCACAGTACAGCTTTCAGAGTGTGCACAACTTCTACTAGACTTTTCTGATTTTCCATAACTACATCGATATCTTTGTAGCTACTAGGAATCTCGTCAAGTACTGCGTTGTCTTTACGACATTCTACACCCTCAGTCTGTGCAACTAGGTCTGCTACGGTGAACTTCTTCCGTGCAGCCATACGCGACATTACACGTCCAGCACCATGAGAGCAGGAACAGTACGATTCTTTATTCCCTTTTCCTCGTACAATATACGAACGCTGTCCCATTGAACCCGGAATAATTCCAAGATCACCTTCACGTGCACGAATAGCTCCTTTTCGGGTAACCCACAGGTTTTGACCAAAGTGATTCTCCTTTTCCACGTAGTTGTGGTGACAGTTGATAGCTTCCTCAGTGAGTGTGAACTCTACCGGGATTTCTTTCCGCAGCACATCGATCACTTGCAGAAGCATTTCCTTACGATTTTCTTTTGCATAATCTTGCGCCCATTGTACACCCTCGACGTAATCTTCGAACAGGTCAGTATCTTCTGGAAGGTATGCCAAGTCACCATCTGGCAAGGTGATGTGGAATTTCTCCATCAGTTCCTTACCTTTCGTGATGTACTTGCTACCGATCATGTTGCCGATACCACGGCTACCAGAGTGTAGCATTACCCATACATCTTGATTTTCGTCAATACAAATCTCAATAAAGTGATTACCACTACCCAGCGTACCTACTTGGCTTGCAGCCTTCTTAGCTGCCTTTGCACGATCACCGCCAAATACATTGTTAACAACACTATTAGGAATCATACCACACTCAGGCGTCATATGTTTATATACGTGACCGTCTTTATGCTCGCCACCAGTACCCATAGGAACCGCTGCTTCGATAGCAGAACGGATTTTAGAAAGACTGTCAGGAAGTTGTGAAGCTTTCAGGGACAGACGAATAGCACACATGCCACAGCCAATATCAACGCCAACAGCGGCTGGCAAGATAGCCTTGTCAGTTGCAATAACTGTACCTACAGTAGAGCCGATACCGGCGTGACAGTCCGCCATAGCTGCAACTCCTTGACGTGCTACAAATGGTAAACGTGCTAGGTTTTTAAGTTGTTGTAAAGCAGTATCCTCAACTTCATCTGTCCAAATCTTAATTGGAACACTTCCATCTTCTTTAATTAATTGCTTGTAAGGTACTTGACGCTCTGACATTTTTATCTCCTTTATGCTGATTTGATCTTCGTTCACCAGAAATTATTCTAGAAACCTGTGATTGCGATATTCCGTATTTTGAACCTAAATAAGATTGTGACATACCTCCTTGTTTGTAGTCAAGGATTAGTTTTGTAGCTTGCTTATTACTAAGTTTAGCACAGCCGCAACTTTCACCATAATTGTTTACTAATCCTTCTTTCCAAGCATGGTCAATCTGTTCCTGATGTGTAGCCCACTCTAAGTTACTCACGTGGTTATTTTCAACATCACCATCTTTATGGTTTACGGTAAGCTTATTTTCAGGGTTAGGTATGAATGCTGTAGCAACTAGTTGATGCACATAAAATCGTTTTAAGGCATTGTTAGCTGATAGTGCCAAGGTCATGTAACCTTTTCCTCTAGTATTCTTTACTAGTGTTCTCCAACTCTTTGTAGTATGCGACCAAACTCTTCCGTCCTCTGTTACAGAGTACAATCCTTCGTACCCTTTTATACTCTTCAACTATTTTCTCCTATTAGTTCGTTTATAACATCAGAAAGTGCTCTTGCTTGGTTTACATCACTTGTTGCAAACCTATCACTGAGCACATAACCATTCCTACTAGCAGCTTTGTAAAGCTCTCGCATAAGTGGAAGGTTGTAGCTCGCCCATTCCTTCCACAATTTAAGGTATTCTACATACAAATCCTTAGTTGTGTCAAGTGCTGGCTTACCTTTTCCTAGCTTCCAATTAGTTCCACCAACATCATAACCTTTTACGTCACACTGGTAATGTTGCTCAATGGTTCTACCGTCTAGAAGTTTGGCAGTGAATGCACTGAAACGCTTATCACCTTTACTTGAGCACTCATATCCGCCAAACCTAGACCATGTGAGAAGATTATAGACCTTTTTCATAGAAATCTTTGATAAGATTATCAGCCATGAGCCAAAGAGTAGTATCGCCCTCTTTCAAGGCTTTGTCAAGAAGAATCCGCTTTTCTGGCAAATAAATATTACGTGCGTAAGTAGGGTCTTGAGCGATGTAGTCACGCATGTTGTCAATGCTATCCGCAATTTTAATAGTTTTAACTTCAGGTGAGTAGCGTTTGATACGTTGCACCTCTGCTTTAAATTTCATTGAGCGTTTAGTGCCGGAAGGATAAACGTCTTTAGTCAGTCCTTCTACGAGATATGCAACCTTGTCACCAAAAAGTGATCGAATAGTGTGGATAGTTACTTCTGTGTCCTCCACAACGTCATGCAGATAGGCTGCTATGAACATCTCTTCAGTAGTATCTTTGGCAAGATACAAAAGATTAGCGACCTTCTCAGGATGGGTGTAGTAAGGCAGCAGGGAATGTTTCCTAAACTGCCCTACAGCACTATGCGCTGCAATGGAGAAAACCTGTGCGTCATGTTTAGTCATTTGCATAATTTCCTCCGAACTTATTAGTTCATTTTTGCGTAGCGTTCACCTTCAGTGTTTCCGTTACCAAATGCCGTTTGTCTCACGCCATTGTTATGATACCAAACACCATCACGGAATTCGAAGTTGCGCGACGGCAGGATAGTCTTATCGCCATCGTACAGTACAAAATAACGACCGTTTTTCTTAGGCTGGCCATCTTTGTCAATACTGTAGATGCGCTTACCACCAATCTTTTCTACTTTACCAGCAGCTTCCTTTTCAGCAGCACGTGCAAGCAGCAGTTCAGCTTTCAAAGCCTTCTGCAATTCTACTACACGTTTCATATCTTTACGAATACCGCTTTTCATACCCTCGCCTTGCTCGATTTCTTCTACGAAGATTGGAATAGACTTGTTCATGCTTTTCAGCAGTGGCAACACTTCATTCAGTGCTTCAATTGATTTGTGCATGTTGTTAATACGTGCACGAGTAGTAGCGATCAGGGATTGGATTTGGTTAGATTTCAGCATATTTTATTTCTCCTTATTGGGTAATTTTAGATACATCAAGCGTTGCTTGTGCATCACTCTTTGCAGCTTTATCTGCCTTAGCTTCACGAGCCTTCTGCAAGATTTCTGCACGTGTCAGTTTAGGTGCTGCCGTAATAGACTCTCCTAGAGCTTTCAAAGCAGCTACAGTGTCCTTGTCACGAATCATAGTCACTGTGTAGGTGTTCAGCATAGGAATGCAATCTCCACTACCTGCTACTGGCACCCAACCATCTTTAACTCGACTGACAACTTCTTCTACAAATACTTCAATCGAGTATTCAACAACATCGTAACGCATTTCAGTGTTTACGTCAACCACTTTTTCACTCATTTCTTTCCTCCGTTAATTACTGCAAGAATTGCACCTACCCAACCTCCGTCTTTAAGGAGGGCTTCTTGAACCTCTAAAATAGCATCTTTATGGTCTTCTACACCATCAACCTTGATGCAACCGAGTGTTTTGTCGTTGTTCCTAAAGTACACGTTAAACATCTTTAACTCCTTTCAAAAATTGATTCAACCATTATGCACCAACTCTTTCATCTTGTCAAGCACAAAATTGAGTATTTGTGCAAAACTTGACAAAGTGATGTGCTAGGTGTACAATGCAGTTCATAAGTTCCTAATAGTAGCTATAAAAGCTGTTAAGAACTCTATAGTTTTTCTTTTCAATACATAAAACTAATTACTAACGTATAGGTTATTTATAAGTAACCTTAAGAACTTTAAAGGATATTTATAAATGACAGACAAGACAGTAGCTGTACCTCAACCTATCTTCATCAAGAAGGTACACGAGCTTTCAAAGCTGCATAAAAAACTTGAAAGTGTCAGCAATGACGTTATCGATGTTATTGTTGAAACAATGAATAGCAAAGATACAGACCCTAAGCTTAAGGTTGCGTGTGCCACAACACTGGCAGACATGCACATCAAAGTAAGTGATATCATCTCAAAAGATCAGCTTACTCGTCAAATTGCAGAAATTAAAGCTAATGGACTAAAGACACCTCTAAAGCTTGAGAATGTTCCTGTAAAACCTTCTGGTCCTCGTAGAGATTTCTTTACAATCCAGTCAGTTGGCAATGTAGACGAATAAAAGCTTGACAAAGCTACTAACGTGTGTTAAGATGCTTCTACGTTGAAATTTTAAACCTTTTCTCCTTGGTCTTGGTGGTTCTTGACCTACGATGTAGGACTCTGTATGGCGTCCGTAGCATACCGGAATAAACGTAACCCGGAATAATGCTGTCTTGGCTGAGAGGTCGAAAGCACCGGCTTTGTAACCCGGCGAAGAAATTCCACGTAGGTTCAAATCCTACAGGCAGCACCACTAACTATTATAGGAATAATATTATGAAACCTAGTAAGAAAACTAAAGTACGAAAACGCTAGGGCGTGTAACTCAATTGGCAGAGTAACTGGCTTTTAACCAGTAAGTTGTGGGATCGTTGCCCATCACGCCCACCAAGTAAATTATTTTCAAATATGTCTTGACAACAGGACTTATCTGTGTATAATGTACGAACAATCTGTGTGTAATGTCAGCCCGGTCAGACGGCCCTCTTTGGAAGTGGGAGGTCGGTGGTTCAAATCCACCCACGCAGACCATAAATTTAAGAACATTGTTGATAGGCGATAAGAAGAACGATTGCAAGCGTGCCCGTGAATACTTCTACAATGTTTTTAAATTTATGTTGACAAACTCTAAGAGTTATGTTAATATGTTGTTTCAATGCCCATCTAGCTCAGTAGATTAGAGCACCTGAACTGTGTTTCAGGAGGTCGCTGGTGCAAATCCAGCGGTGGGCCGCTCTGAATGAAGGACTAGTAATAGTCAGAACTAAAACGAGGCGTCATAAGTCCACGCCTACACTTAACACGGACGACTTGACGCGCAAGGTAATCAGGTTAAGTGGAACTTCAGAGGGACATTAAAGAATCTTAGCGGAAGCTGCGTAGTTAAATCTAATACTACTGAGGTCACTTGGCACCAAGAAACAGAACGCCACAAAATGATTAACTAGGTAGCATGCAACCCTCGTAGAAAAGCATGTAAGAACATTTGCGGGGTAGAGGAGATAGATCATCACTGGCCTCATAAGCCAAAGTAGGGCGGAGCGTTACCGCCTCCCGCAACCAGATCAGGGAGCACAACCTGTAGGAGCTATAAGCAACCTTCGACCCTGTGTATTTACAATGGAGTGATCGGCATTGTACTATTAAAAAAGGAGATAATGACTCTTACCGAGAACTAAGAACAATTGCCTAGAATCCGAGCAAGGTGCATGGACCTGACTGTTAATCAGAGGTTAGAGTGGTTCAATTCCACTGTAGGCAGCCAGAATGGAGCGTACCATCAATCTTATGATGAGCTTGAGAGTCTGTACGACACACTGGAAGCGAGTGACGATACGTAAGCGTCAAGAATAAATGGCCTTGTCGTATAATGGTTAGTACGAGGGATTGTCTATCCTTCTGTTGGAGTTCGATTCTCCACTAGGTCGCCAGTATATGCCCTTGGGCGTGTGCAGACAGGTAATGATAAAGAAGCCTGTAAGGAAAAAAAAATTCTTTGTCGAGAATAATTTACAGTCGAGTGCAACGCTGGTAAGTGGAGTTGCAGGTTAGTGTAGCCGTTAAAGATCGAAGCGCAACATAAAGGGTTATGTCCCACCCACTGTAATTAATAGTGCAGCCTATCTACTGGGATAGGACTCACTCTTCCAAGGTGATGGAAACGGTTCGAATCCGTTAGGCTGCTCCAAATTCTGGCATGGTGTCAGTAAGTCCAAGCGACTGAAATACTAAGGATGCAGAATAAGTGTCTAACTTCATTTAGACTTGCCTCAATCCGAGAGGGACTACAATAGAGGAATCAAAGGGTGCGAGTCCCATTGGGTTGGTGGCTAATGGGAATTGGTACACCTAGCAGGTTTAGACCCTGTGCCTTTGAGGGTTCGAATCCCTCCCGACCCACCAGAATTTATTTTAATATTTATCTTGACAGAAGATATTAATTGTTGTAAGATGTTTGTTATTGGGAGTATGGGGGAATTGGCAGACCCAGCGGACTTAAAATTCGCCGCGAAAGCGTCTCGGTTCGAATCCGTGTGCTCCTACCAAAGTATTTTAAGGTGTGTCTTTATCACATGTAGTAGTGACGCTCCTTGTGACGGAGTTTAAACGGGTGCAAGTCCCGTAGGACACCCCTTAAAGTATTTTTAGTTCTTAAGGTTTTAAGTTTCGATTTAGCTATGTGGTTCGATTCCCTAGCTCTGGTGAGCATAGTATGCGAAATGTATAACGACCATGCCGTTCCTCATAAGGTCGCTCCTTTGGACAACGTTAGGAAGGAAATATCGGCCCTAGACTTAAGAACTAAAAATATTTGCACTTGTAGCTGAGACAGATTAGCGTGACCCTGAAAAGGTTGAGAGGATGGTGCGTTACCATCTGAGTGCACCAAAGATCAATGTATGTGAGCTAAATATTGGCTTAAGTTAGCGCGGACTGTAAATCCGTAGTCGGCTAGACCGGGTGATTGGTTCAACTCCATTACTTCGTACCAAACATGGAAGATTAACTAGCTAGGGCTAGCACATCCTGCTAAGATGTTGGAATTAGAAATAGTTTGTGGATCAGGGCCACAATTTTCCGCCAAGTAGGCTTGCTATTTGCTCATTGTGAGGAAATATGCTTATAGGTTCTCTAGTCCTTAAAATCAAACTAGACGGACAGCCGGGGAAGGAGCGGCCAGATGGATTTAGACGGCACTGTAAAAGCCGAATACAGAACATGGAAGGTCAATCCGATGGCTGGCGACGGAACTAGTCTTGAAAACTAGCGAGCAATGAAATGCCTTAAGAGTTCGATCCTCTTCCCTTCCGCCATATAAGTATGCTCCTGATCCCTGTTTACGGTTCTACTCGACATACAACTATAGGTTCAACGTAGATTAGTTTGGGCAGCGCACCTTAACGCAAAGAACGTTGTGATGATACTAAAGTATATGACTTTTAGCGTATGGGAAAGAAATACGATTACAACGGTTCTGTAGTTAAACTGGTTATAACTATGGCTTGATAAGCCATCATTCCGTGTTCGATCCACGGTGGAACTACCAAGAATTCAGTCATCGTTTGAGCCAGATGGGACGGCAGGAGGTTTTGACCATTCTATGAACAGGTTCGATTCCTGTAAGCGGTGCCATAATATCATTATACCCGCATGTTCCAAGGCTGGCGAATTTGGCTCCAAACCAGATTGTGGTGCGTTCAATTCGATACCGGGTATGCATACTAGGACACGCACAGTGTTCTGCTGCCAGTAAGCCCTTTTGACCTAATTCGTCGTGGGTGATGCTGCTGGCTAGAAGGAGAGGATAGGAGTAAGTCTTATCGGATATTAAGCACGGTTGGTTGGCTATAATATTGAGATTAATGAAGCCCTGCTAACAAAATGTTAGTGGGGCTTTTCTATTTTAGGAGAATTAAAATGAGTAATGACGTAGATGGCAAGGTTTATGGACCATGCTCCGTCAAACAGCAGATGGTATTGCTAGAAAATGAAGTAGATATCTTATTAACAGGTGGTGGTGCAGGGGGTGGAAAGACACAATGTGCACTTATGAAAGCACTTAGTTATATCGATGATCCACATGCACGTGTGCTAATTATGCGTGCATCTTACCCATTGCTAAAATCGATTGGTGGATTATGGTCAACAGCAATGGAGATGTACTCTGACTTCGGTGCAAAACCTCGCTTCCAAGCCTTAGAGTTCATCTTCCCATCAAAGGCTATTATTAAGCTTGTGGCGATTCCTGATAACCTACAAGAGGTACAGGGATGGCAACCTACACATGTACTGTTTGACGAGGCTACAGAGGCTTCATTAGATGCTATTTTAGCTGTTCAAGCACGTATCCGTAGTGCAAGCTATAAAGGTCCTAAAATGAGTATGATGCTTACTTGTAATCCTGACCGTAAGAGTTGGCTGTATGATTGGGTTGCATACTCCCTAGACGAATACGGAGTACCGAAGAAAGGTACTGAGCATATTACACGATATTTTGTCAACCAGAATGGTAAAATTCTTTGGGGAAATAGTGTAGAGGAGCTTTATGCAGAGCATGGTAAAGGTAAAGTTTTAGGAAAAACTTTTATTCCATTGAGCTTTAAGTTTATCCCGTTAACGATTGATGATAACCCTGCCCTAGACAAGGCAATGCCTTCATATCGTGCAAACCTTCTAGCACAGTCACGTGTAAACCAGCTACGATTACTTCATGGAAGCTGGACAGCAGTTATGGAAGGCAGTAGTAATTTCCGTAGAGAATGGATTAACTTTGTTGATAATCCACCTGTAAATCCTACTTCAAAGGTCCGTAGTTGGGACTTAGCACACTCTATTCCAAGCGAAGTATATCCCAACCCCGACTGGACAGCAGGCGTATTAATGAGTAGAACAAAGGAAGGCCGCTACACAGTTGAGCACGTAAAACGTTTCCGAAAGCTTACAGATGGTGTTGTGAATGAGATTATCGACACATCGATACATGAGGATGGTATTTCTACTCCTGTGACTATCCCAAAAGATAATGGTGGTGGTAAGGCTGCTTCTATGTTCTTCCTAAGAACATTTGCAGAAGCTGGAATGAATACCAGAGGGATCGGTATCACTGGGCATAGTAGTAAAATGCAGCGTTTCCTACCATTTTGTAGACTAGCTGAAGCAGGGCTTGTAGATATTGTTCGTGGGGACTGGAATGAGGATTTTCTAACAGAGTTAGAGTTATTTGATGGAAGTAGGAACATTAAGGACGATCAGGTTGACTCTTGTTCCGATGCTTTTAACACATTGGCAAAACAGACAACTGTCCCTACTATTTTTGTTCCAGATATGACTACCCCGTCCATTTTACCACGTTTAAATTAACCATGCAAGCGATTATTTTGCATTTTCTTGACAAATTGTAATAAATGAGTTATAATCGCTTCATATTTAACAGAAGGAGTATTTATGGCAGATGCTGAAAAAGCTCAAGCTGGATTGGCGGCCGACTCCGGGATTCCAATTCCTCGTATGAGCGTTGCAACAGAAGTTGGTTTTACAGGTCTTAGAACTACGAACGGACTGATTATCGAAGAGGCTAACCGTGTGTTTAGATACCCTTCGATGCTAAAAGTAGTTTCTGAAATGAAGACTGATCCTACAGTTAGTGCCGCATTGAATACGTTAAAAATGCTTATTAGTGGTGCTAAATGGAAAGTAAAACCTCCTGTCAACGCTACACAAGCAGATATTAACCGTGCCAACTTCATTGAGAGTTGCATGATGGACATGGAAAACACATGGCCGCAGTTTATTGCAGAAGTAACAACATACTTAGAGTATGGATTTTCTGTGCAAGAAAAAGTATTCCGTAGACGACTAATCAGAAACGGAAGCCGTTTTAATGATGGCTTAGTAGGTTTAAGAAAGATCGCTCCACGTAGTCAAGACACAATTAGACACTGGCATTTTTCAGAAGATGGCAGAACGCTAGAAAGTATTGGTCAGAGTTTAGTCAATATGGAAAACGGTGCAAGATATCAAGTTCTTGCTGATTCCCGAGACGGACTTATCACAATTGACCGTTCAAAGTTCTTATTATTCTCAGCAGACAGTGTAAAGAGTAATCCTGAAGGTAAATCGATTCTTAAATCAGTGTATCTTCCTTATAAGCAGCTTACATTACTGAAAGATCAACTATTCTTAGGTATTGCTAAAGACTTATCTGCTATCCCGATTGTATCTTTACCTCCTAAGCTGATGGACCCTAACGGTAGTCCTGAAGATGTAGCAGCATACCAAGCTTACCAGACCCTTGTAAACAATGTAGCAGCAGGTACACAGCGCGGTGTGATTATGCCAGCAATGTACGACCCTGATACACGACAACCTATTTTTGATTTTAAGCTTCTGGAAGCTAAGGGAACTAACAAGTTTAACCTACCTGAAGTAATTAAGCAACTACAAAATGATATTTTAATGGCACTCTCATGTGATGTTATCACGATGGGCGCAGACATTAATGGCTCGTTTAGTATCCGTGACACGAAGACAAACCTTTGTGCAATGGCTGTAGAACATCGCCTTAATGAAATCAGAGATGTACTTAACGGTGATCTGATTCCGCAATTATACGCCCTTAACGGATGGAGTCAAGAGAATTTACCGACATTTGAATTCGGAGATATCGTTGATGTTGATTCTGAAGCGTTCTCTAAGTTGATTCAGCGTACTGCATCGGTTGGACTTGTCGAAGTTGATAGAGCCGTTCTGAATAAGATCAGAGAGGTCATCGGTGTACCGACTAAGGCTGATGATGAGCCTGTTGATTCTGCCAGTTTATCTGGAGCAACCAGTAAATCTGGTGCAGGAATGGAAGTAGGAACAACTGGCAATGGCACAGCTAAGATTGGTGGTAACAGTTCATCGACTGATGCCTCAGCATCTAATGCTGATAACGCTGCTTAAACTATTTAGAGCAGGTAAGTCCTGCTCATTATTGAAAGGTAATAAATGGCTAATAAATCAGACTGGGCTTACACGCCTACTGATAATCCATCAGATTGGAAGCTAAATATTTCGGATAAACGACATGTCGCAGCAGCAGTTGCAGCATTGGGAAAAGGTTTTAGAGGAAATAAGGTAAGTATTCCACAAGGTGATTTACAGAAAGTTAAGAATAAAGTAGCAGCAGCTTATAAAAAGTTCTTCCCTGATAATGACACACCTCCTGTTCTAAAGTCTTTAGACGTTGCTATCAACGGAAATGATGTTGTAGACGAGGCGCTACTTGGGACTATTGTAACAGCAATTGCAAGCTTCTTCCGAACTAAAGAGTATCAAGATGCATGGATTGATGAATGCGAAGACTACGCTGAAGAGATGCTTAGCGAAATGGGAGTTATTCCCACAGAGGATATGCAGGTTGTTAAGGCCCTGAATCCTGAGCTACGACAAGCGACATATGTTGTTCTTGAGCCTAATAAAGTAGACCTACAAGGCGACACATACGATGAAGTTGAAGTCTCAAAAGCTTGTCATAACTTCTGGGCGTTCTGTCAAAAAGCATATGTAGATCACACATCTGAAACTGTAGGTGCAAAGATTGTAGAAAACTACATCGCGCCTGTTGATATGGTGGTAGGTGAAACTAAAGTTGAAAAAGGTACATGGCTACAAGTTTGGCAGTTTGATACGCAACTTTGGGAATCAGTTAAAGACGGAACTTACACAGGTGTAAGTATTGGCGCTTATGCTAAAACAGAGGAACTTGAATGACTACTGCAAAACGAAAATTAAGCGAATTTGATTTCAGTAAAAAGGGTTGTCACATCTCCCTTGTAGGACCATCACTAGGTGGACCAGCAAATGGTGTAACAACTCTTGTAGTGAAATCTCTATCCCCTACAGGGGCAACAAAAGACCCTAACGGGGAAGGAAATGAAATGTCAAAAGAAATGATTGAGAAAAGTGCTGTAGAAGCTATGGTAACTAAGGCAGTCGAAGAAGCTGTTAAAGCTGTTCAAGGTAAGGCTGATGCAGCTATTGCTGAACTGACAGCACTAAAAGCTGCTAATGTTAATCAAGTACAAGCTGTCCGCAAATCTAAGCTTGCAGCAGTAGTTGGAGATGCACAGGCTGAAGCAACCATTGTTGCAATTAAAGACCTCGATGAAGCCGCATTTGAAACTGTGCTAAAAGGTTTTGAAGCAGCAAAGAGTGTTGAAGGTAAAGGCGCACTTTTTACTGAAAAAGGTGTAGATGGTAAAGCTGACTTGAAAAAAGTTACTGAAGACGCTGAATCGAACGGTGTAATGGACTACCTGAAGTCTAAATACGCACCAAAATAATCCACTAATTAAAAAGGAAAAACAATGACTGTTATTGCTACAGAAGGCCAATTCAGCCGTTTTAGCTCACTAGTTAAAATTAATGATACGCCAGAAAAATTTGAGTTCCACACTGATTTAGTAACTGCTAATGAAACTGCAATTACCACTTACCAGCTTGGAACTGTTCTAGGTAAAGTTACTGCAACTGGTAAGTACATCGTATCGAAACAGGCAGCTTCAGATGGTTCGCAGGTTCCTGCTGCTATCTACCTAGGTAACTCGTTCGGTGCTATCGACTCGGTTACTCTTGCAGCTACTACTGACACGAAAGTGCTTGCACTGACTCGCGGTAAAGTAATCGTTGCTCTAGAAGCTCTGAAACTTGACGCATCATTCTCAAGTGCTGCTCAGAAACAGTTTGCTTACGATAGCCTGAAGGCCGTAAACATTCTAGTTGAAGCTTCTAACTAATAAGCTACAAAGAGGGACAGGATTTCTGTTCCTCGTCTCTCTTAAATAAAGTAAAGGAAATAATAAATGATTACTCGTGATTTTGGCGCTAATGGTCAATTTACCGTATCGGACTGGACACAAGAGCTTAACGTAATCCCTAACCAATGGGGTACTATCGGCCAACTTGGTATCTTCACTGAAGAAGGTGTCGCAGAACATGTTGTGCAATTTGAAGAAATCATCAAAGACGGAGCACTGATTGTTGACCGTGTACGTGGTGACCGTTCTAATGTTGGTCGTGATGCTTCTCGTAAGATTCACTCGTTTAGCGTACCACACTTCCCAATGGAAGATGCGATTTATCCACAGGATATTCAAGGTAAGCGTGCTTACGGTTCTGCTACCGAGGCTGAGACTTTTGACCTAGTTCGCGCCCGTAAGATGGAGCGTATCCGTCAGAACCATGCATGGACTCTGGAAGCTGCACGTGCACAGGCTATCGTTCTAGGTACCGTGTATGCCCCTAACGGAACTGTGTCGCAAGACTGGTATCAGGAAATGACCGGCGCTGCTCGTCCAGCCGCTATTGACTTCCTGCTAGGAACTTCAACTACTGAGATTATCGGTAAGATTGAGCAAGCAATTGCTACGATTCAAGACAACGCTTCTGGTGAAAACTTCACTGGTATCGTCGCCCTGTGTGGTCCAACGTTCTTCGCTAAACTGATTAGTCACCCAACTGTCAAACAAGCTTACCAATACTACACAAGTTCGCAAGAACCTCTGCGTAACCGTCTATCGGCTGGTGGTGGTAACTCGACAACTGTTCGTGGACGTGAGTTCCAATACGGTGGTGTGACCTTCAAGGAAATGCGCGATACCTACGCAGGACAAGCAATGATCCCTACCGGTGATTGCTACTTCCTACCACTAGGTGCTTCGTGCTTCCGTACCTACTTCTCGCCAGCTAACCGTTTCGGTTTGGTTAACACCATTGGTGAGCAAGTGTACATGTTTGAACAAGCTGCTCCTAACGGTACTGCTTACAGTATCGAAACAGAATCGAACTTCGTGAACGCTATCCTGCGCCCACTGCTGATCGTTAAAGCAAACTCAAGCAACTAATAATTGCAAGCAGCCTCTTCGGAGGCTGTTATTTAAAATAATCTGGCAGTCGGAAAGATAAGTTACCCGGTGAGATTATTTTAAATAACATGAAAGGAATGAAATGATTTTAGACCCTACTACAAATATAGGAAAAATGCGCTTACGAGTAGGTGACTATTCTGATCTTCCTATTTTCCCTGATGAAGTGTACCAGTCAGCTTTAGATGACTCTCAAGGTAACCTACCGAGAGGGTGTGTCTTAGTTGCTCAATACATCTTAGCAACATTAACAGGTCAGACCCATCAGAAGCTTGCACAAATTGAAGTATACGGTGGAGAATGGTTTAATAACTACTTGGCTTTCGTCAAGGCAACTATTCTAAATCCTAACTTAATGACTTTCAATCCGCTTCCATATACACCTCAGACAGTTGATGCTTGGGGTAACCCGATGGAAGTGCCACTGATTCAGTTCCAAAAAGATTGGAATGCAAATTATGCATACGGTACACAAAGTCAACTTATGAATCTCACAGCACAGTTTTCACCTACGTATCCCGGATTTGACGGTACTAATTATTTTTAAGGAATATTATGGCGTTATTAAATCCTATCATTAGAACTATTAATAACCTAATGACACAATACGGTGGAACATGTGTAGTAAGTATTATAACAGAGGGTCCGTATGATTTAGAAACATCTACGGTCCCAATCATCAGGTCAGACTATACATGTAAAAGCATTGCTTTTGACTACTTACAGAGAATGCAAGGTATAGGATTTGAAACTAATACACTAGTACGCTCAGGTGACAAACAGATTTTTGTGAAAATGGTAGATGGTATGCCATTACCTACTCCGGGAACTGATTCGATTACTTACATGGGAAAAAAGATGAACATTGTAACTGTTAAAGACTACAACCCTTCTGGAAACTATTCCTATGTACTGGAAATTTTTGCGAGGGAATAATGGGATTTGGCGATTCAGTTAGGGCTTCTGCTAATAAAATGAAACAACAGTTAAATGATAAGGCTACAGAAATTGCTGTTGAGCTATATGAAAAAACTGTTGAGTTGACGCCAGTAGGCAGTCCTACAAATAAGAAGCACGGAGAACTTAAGAATAATTGGTTTGTAGGAATTGGAAGTGTTAATAAATCTTACACACCAAACTTTGATGATAATGGGACAGCTAGTTTATTCAGGATATATTCTATCAGAAAATCCAATGCATTCTTAGGTAAAGACAATGTAGTAACACTGACAAACACAGTGGACTATGGCTTTCGCGCTGAGTATGCAGGTTGGCCTTCTCCTAAATGGAATAACACACTTCCTTATGCAATGATGCGAAACGCATTAACAATCGTATCAACAAAGTATAAGAGGTAATAAATGTCAATCAGAAGCGAATTAGAAGCACCTCTGGTCCAGTATGGTATTCAGAAAAACATACCAGTTGCACTAGAGAATAAAAAATTTACAAAACCTTCAACTGGTAGCTACTTAGAAATTCTTTTACTATCAACACACTCAATTAATAGAGATGTTGCAGCAAAAGGTGTCCGCACTTATGGAAAAGCTCAGATTAATGTCTACAGTGAGCTAGGAACTGGTATGGGACTGCTTGAGTCATTGGCAGATGAAGTAAAGAATCTTTATCCGGTGATCCCAAAATTAGGGATCGTTAGTATCGAAAAACCTTGTGATGAAGGTGACACATACGTATCGGGTAATTTTATGTGCCTACCTATCACGGTAAGCTACAGGGTAGAAACGTAATCTATCCTAATAACGCCGAGAGGCAACTTTTTAAAAAGGAAATTAAATGGCAGTTATCGCTATCACTACACGTACTCAGGCACCTGTAGCTGTGACAGTTAACACTCTAACAGCATCAGATACTCTTGCATACGTGGCAAATGCAAATCAAGTAATTGAATTCCGTAACACTACAGCGTCTCCTGTTACCGTCGCTATTAAAGGGGCTGGAGCTAGTGCAACATTCCCAATTCCGGGTACAGCAGGAACTACTGTTGACCTGACAGGTGGCAAGTCTATCACTGTTCCGGGCGTTATTGGGGCTACTGTTGCTCTGAGTCTAGATGCTCTACCATCGTACCTGATTGGTGCGGTTACGGTTACAAACGGAACGGGCTTAACTGCTACTGTTCTATCGAACTAATCTTAGAAGGAGATTTAAATGGCTGTTTCAAAAGTACGCACAAGTGCAGGTACTACCTTATCTGTGTCACCAAATGCACCTGCTACATACGATCTGACAGGTTTTACTGCTCTTACTTTCACCACTGTAGGTGAATTGTCTGATCTTGGATCGTTTGGTAAGAAATACAATCTAGTGACTTTCAACCCACTAGGTGACCGTAAAACTGTAAAACGTAAAGGTTCATACAATAACGGTACTCTGGCCCTGAAGCTTGGATCATCTCCAACTGATGCTGGACAGGTTATCATGGAAGCTGGTTCGAATAGTGATAACTCATATTCGTTCCTAGTGACTACTCAAAGTGGTTCTACCTACTACTTCTCTGGCCAGATTATGGGCTGGATGCTGGAAGTTGGTAGTGTTGACCAGATCATGGGCGCAAGCGCTGATCTTGAGATTGACAACGATATCGTTAAGGGAACCCTGTTCGCTTAATAGTAATAGCCCTGCCTTCGGGTGGGGCTTTTTCGTTTGTAGCACACTTTCTTGACATAAGCAAGTAGTTGTGGTATTATTGCCATACAATAGAGAAATGCAGTTAAACTTGCAGAATATCATAAACCGACAATAACTGTCAATACTATAATTTATAAAGGAACTACCAAATGTCTGACATTTCTGATCTGAGCATCCAAGAATCGACTGTACTGCACCTGACGCACCCTGCTAATGGTGAAAAACTGTACATTGACCGTAATGATAAATTCACTCTGGAAAAGACTGATAAGCCAGTGACTATCACCGTCCTATCGACTTCCTCACGTGAATACCGCATTGCTGTAAACGCTATGCACAATCGCCGTCTGAAACGCGGTAAAAAGCAAGAAACTGCTGAACAACAAAAAGAAGAAGGCGTCGAACTGCTGGTAGCCGTATGTGCTGGTAGTGAAAACCTGAAATACAAAGGTAATGCTGTTCGCGATGATGCTGATTTCCGAGCACTTCTGTCGGATGATAAAATGTCGTGGATTAAATCCCAAGTTGATGAAACGCTGGGAAGTGTAGAACTTTTCATCGCGTAGTTGTTGACGAGTTAATCTTATATGTCCGTCAGGAAGCTTATTATAATGCTGTTCCTGACGGTGCTAAGATTTCTCGTGCAGAGCAAATAGAGCGCTACAACGAAGGTATTAAAGAAAAAAGGGTTAGCGACGACGACTCTGAGGAAGATGTAATCAACCTCGATGACACAACAGCTAGCGCCCAAGAGCTACAAGAGATTCCAATGCCTGACATTTCACCGGGTTCGGAATATCTTGTAGCTTTTTTGCATTCAGCAGGTACAGCTTCTGCTACAGGTATGGGGCTTGTCGGGTTATCGTGGGCAGAATTAGAAGCATGGGTTAGGTGTGCAGATATGCAAGGTATCGTCACTAGCCGAGATTTAAAAACAATTCATACGTTAAGTAGAGCGTATGCTGGGGAGTACGCAAAGGCTTCTCAGAAAGGTGCTAAACCTCCTTATGCACCAGTAGTAGAGATTGAAGAAGTCAGAGAAGTTGTCAATGAACGTGCTGAAAACATTTTCGAAGCTATGCTACTTGAACAAGGATGGGATTAATTTAATAAAGGAAAATCATGGCAGAAGATATTTCCACTTTAGTACTTGAGGTGAAATCTCAAGGTATTACAAAGGGAACCAATGACCTTGATAAACTAACTGTTGCAGCAGATAAGGCTGAATCAGCAGTAAAGCGTCTAGGTACATCTTGGGCACAGGCCCAAGTAGGAATTTCGACAGGTACAGGGAATGCCTCCGCAATGGCAGGCGCAATTACGGCCCTAACTTCCGCTATTGAAAAGTTAGGTCTGCAACAAACTCGTGCCGCCACTACAACAAGAGTCCACAATGTTGCTATGCAGGAAGCACATGCCACTGCGCGTGGCCTAGCAGGCTCTTTAGGAATGCTTTGGACGACCTATGGAAATCTGGCTGGTATGGCAACCGGTTTAGCAATCGGTGCTGCCTTGAAGGGCGTTGTAAGCGTTGGTGCGGAAGTTGAGAACACCTTAGCGAAAATTCAAGTGTTAGGTGGCGCAACAACTGAAGAAGTTGCTAAAATGAAAGATACACTTCTAGCAGTTGGGCAAGGTGCACAAGGACCTAAAGATGTTGCAGAAGCTTTCTCAGTTCTAACATTAGCAGGTTTAGATGCAAAACAAGCCCTACAAGGGGTAGGAGCATCGCTTAACTTAGCAGTTGCAGGTGATATCAGTATCGAAAAATCTGCGGAAACACTTGTGCAAGTTGGTACAGCGCTAGGATACACCGCTGATGGATTTAGCCGAGTCTCTGACGTTGTAGCAAAAACTGCTGCTGTCAGTATGTCATCTGTCGAGTCTATTTCTGGTGCATTCAAGTCAGCCTCATCAGTCGGTGAGTTGTACGGTGCGAGCCTAAGAGACATTGGTGTAGGTTTAGCAGCAGTCGCTAACCTTGGTATTCAAGGTACTGCTGCTGGTACTGCACTTAAAAATATGTACAAAGACTTGGCTAGTGGTAGTGAAAAAGTTACTCAAACACTGAAAGCGATGGGATTGAGTATTAACGACCTTAAAGGTAAGGATGGATATTTCCTACCTATCTACGAGGTTATTGAAAAGCTATCACAAGGTCTAGATAAAGTTAATGACCGCCAAACTGCGCTAGGTAATCTGTTCGGTGAACGTGGTGTTAAAAGTGCATCAGCACTTATCAAAGAATATAACACAGCTTCGTCGGCATTGCAAGAAGGTGGAGAAGTATTTAAAAACAAATTAGCAGAACAGATTGACGCTATTAACAAATCCTATGGATTTGCAGCAGAAGCTGCTATTGTTATGAGTCAAACTTCTCAGAATCAGTTTAAGTCTGTAACAAACACACTCCAGACTAGTCTGATTAAAGCTTTTGATGACCTATCACCATTAATTGGTGATATCACCCGTGGCCTAAAGGCTGCATTCACTTCACCTGAGTTTATTGGTGGATTACAGACTATCATCACAACACTAGGAAATCTGATGTTGTGGCTGACTAAGAATGGGGATGCAGTTAAAGTAATGATTGGTGCTTTCGCAGCGTTTAAAGCACTTGATATCGCCACCTCATTAATAGCTGTAGGGGCAAGCTTAACATCTACTGCCGTGGCTGCTGAAGCTGCTGCAACAGGTATGAGTTCTGCTGGTATCGCTGCTAGAGGATTACAAGCTGCCCTAGGTCCATTTGGTCTAGCAATCGCAGCAGTAACCACTTTATGGGTTCTGTACAAATCTAAGCAAGACGCCGCACTAAACACAAGTGCTGTTAATGACTTAGGAGATGTTCTTGACAAGCTAAAAGAAAACCAGAAACAACTTGAGACTAATCACTCAATGCGTATGAGTGGCATGAATGAGGAAGCTATCGCTGCACAAGCTGCTACTAATGCTCAAAATAGCGCGATAGACTCCCAGATTGCTAAATCCGCAGAATCAGTTAAAAAGTTAAAAGAAGACTTAAAAGCACGTGAAGCTGCTATGAGTCAAGTAGAACGTGCGCAAGTAGAACGTGCAAAACGTGCACAAGCTGCTGGTGACAAGGCTTATGGAAGTTCTGAAGCCCGCGATTACCTGACAGCCGTTAAAGCCGTAGCTGATGCTGAAGCTAAACATCTTAACACAGTTAAGGCCCTAGGTGAACAACGTAAGATTAACTCGGAGCTTGAAAGACGTGACGCCGAAGAGGCTGATGCTGCTGCAAGAAAATCTCGTGAGCGTGTAGCAGGAACTACGTCATTGACTGGAGATGAACCAGCAAAAGGTCTAGGCACTGCATTAGCTGCTAAGATTTCTGAAATCCATACAGCTTTAGCTAATATCCAAACTGAATATAAGCAGTACATTGATGACTCTAAAACAATGGTAGCCCTTGGTGAAGCCAATATGTTTGACGAGTTGAATAATCGTAAAAAAGCAAGTAAAGAGTATTTAGCTGCAATCGAGTCTGCATATCAAATGGAGATTGCGTTAGCTGATAAGTATCGTGACAAGGATGCTAGTAAACAAAAAGCACATCAAGATGCAATGATTGCCAATGCAGGCAAATATCGTCAAAAGATGATTAGTGCAGTAACAATTGCTGACAACAAAGATGAAAATGCTGTTTATAAAAAAGAAAAAGAAGCTTACGAAAAACAAATCAATGATATTGATCGTGTAGGAGCGGCTGAAGACAAGCGTCTGTCTAACGAGTTAAAAGGACTTAAGTCCATTGAAGATGGTGCAGGTCAACTTAAGAGTGTAAAGAGTGATGCTTCTGCAATTGCAACTGAAGAACTGATTCAGCAACAACAACTTCGTAACCTTGAGTTAGAAGAAATTATCAGTACAGGTGACGAACAACGTGCAGCAGCACAAGAAGAGTTAAGCTGGGGAGAGAAACGTGTTGCGCGTCTACGTGCTATTGCTAATGCACATCGTGAAATTGCCTCAGCACAACGAGTAGAAGAAGCTGATACTCGTATGACTAAAAATCTTGATGATGCTGTTTCCGCTGCTAAACGTTTTGAAAAAGCTATGGTGGATGCGTTCGGTGCATCTGGTAAGGCTATTGGTGAAGTCGCTATTGCATTTACACAAATGAACAAGGATCAGGATACAGCCCTTGAACGTAAACGTAAGGCTTCAAAAGAAGACCAAGAGTCCGGTAAAGCCCAAGCTGTCTACGAGCAAGAAGCATTAGATGCTCGTATTAACGGGTATGCTAACATGGCTTCTGCTGCAAAAGGATTTTTCTCCGTTGGTAGTGCTGGATACAAAACCATGGATGGTATTGCTAAAGTTGCACATGCTGCCCAAGTAGCACGTAATCTTATCGAGATGACTCAATTAGCAACCAAGGCAGTTCTTAACCAAGCTGCTGGTGATCCGTACACAGCATTTGCACGTATGGCTGCTATGGCTGCTGCTGTAGCTGCTTTAGGCTTCGCAGTCGGCGGTGGATTCAGTGGTGGAGGTGGTGGAAAAACTGCTGAAGAGGTTCAGAAAACTCAAGGTACAGGAAGTGTGCTAGGTGCTGCATCGGCAGTATCTGAAAGCATTTCTAAGTCGCTAGAAATCGTAAAAGATAACTCAGGACTAATGCTGCCATTGAACCAACAAATGGCTAGTTCTCTGAAAAATATTGAAACAGCTATCGCTGGTGTTGCATCACTGGTAGCACGCTCAACTGGTGTTACATCAGGAAGTAATTTCAATGTTCAAACCGGGACAATCGGCAATGCTGGTGGTGTAGCTGGAACTATCCAAAATCTGGTTTCATCTATCCCAGTTATTGGTGGAGTCCTTGGAAATCTTGCAGGACTTTGGGGTAAGACTACGCAGAAAATTGTGGACTCCGGTATTCAATTTGCAGGTACAGTTAAATCGCTACAATCAGGTTTAGGTTATCAACAGTACGCGAGTATTGACACTACTAAATCTTCGTACTTTGGATTTAAAAAGAGTACAAGTAACCGCGTGGAAACACAAGGGTTAAGTGATGAACTATCTCAACAATTTGGTTTAATCTTTACAGGGTTAGAAGATACATTGACAGCGGCTGCTCCATTACTTGGAAAAAGTGCTAAAGATGTTTCTACCGCAATTGATAACTTCGTATTACCATTAACTCAAATCTCGTTAAAAGGATTAGAGGGTGATGCATTAACAAATGCAATCAATGGTGTTATTTCTAAATCTCTGGATGATATTGCAAAAGCAGCGTTTCCGGGCTACGAGAAGTTTACTAAAGTTGGTGAAGGTTATTCTGAGACGTTAATTCGTCTGGCTAACGATGTAGCTACTACGCAACAAGTGTTTGAACTACTAGGTAAGACACTTGACACTACAAAAGATACAACAGTAGAAGTTGTGGAGTCCTTAGTTACAGCCGCAGGTGGTATAGATAAACTACAGAGTCTGACAAAGACATTTGTAGATGATTTCTATACTGACGCCGAGAAATTAGCACCTGTTCAGTCGGCATTGACAGCAAGAATGTCTGAGTTAGGTTTTAGTTCTGTTAAAACAAACGATCAGTTCAAGGCATTGGTATTGTCACAAGACTTGACAACAGAAGCCGGACAGAAAATGTATGTGCAATTACTAAACCTTGCACCAGCATTTAAATCTGTTACTGATGCTTTAGAGAAGGCTTATACCTCTGCAATGACATTGCTAACAGGTGCACAAAATGCCCTTAAAGACAGTGTTAGTGCTGAAATTACTAAGCTTGATACCAAACTTACAATCGATAAAGCTAATCTGACAAAAGCTCAAAAGGCTGAAGATGAAGCTGCTAAAGATAGACACCAAACTAACTTAGATAATATCGAAACTGAAGGAAAAGCACAATTAGAGGCTGCTAAAGCTGCTAGTGAGGTTGCCAAGAAAGCTAATGATGCTGCATTGTCAGCAGCAAAAGAACGTGAAACTTCTATCCAGAAAATTCTTGATAGTATCGACACTTCATTAACTGCTACAGAACAGTATGACCTAGCAGCAGCACATGCTAAAGCATTGGAGACAGTACGTAATGCTACTGCATCAGGTGATATCGCCAACTTCGCAGGATTAGATGATGCTATTAAAGAACTTGCAAAACCTACAGAAAGTCTGTTTAGCTCGTTCGCTGATTATCAGATTAGCCAAGCTCAAGCTAATGCAGCACTACTAGGATTGAAAGGTGCTGGTACAAATCAATTGACTGATGCACAGAAACAAGTGCAAGCATTGACAAGTATTAAAGATGCATTAGAAGTCACTGGTCAAGCTACTATCGATGCGATTAACAAATCTATTGACGATCAAAAGTCGGCTGAAAATGACCGTTATGACAAGGAACAAAAAGCCTTAGATAATCGTCATCAAGAAGAGTTAGATAAGCTTCAAGCAACTCACGATGGCCAAGTTGCAGTATTAAATAGCATTCTAACAGAAGCTCAAAGCCAAATCGATGCAATAACCGGTGTTGATACGAGCATTAAAGCTCTGTCTGAAGCCATCCTCAACTTTGCGAAGTCTGTTGACAAAGCTAATGCTGCTGCTACTAATGCTGGAAAAGATACGACAACCACAAACGCAACAAAAGGTAATACTGCGTTTATCGAGTCGTTATTCAATAGTTTGCTTGGCCGCTCAAGTGACAAAGAAGGTATGGCATTCTGGCTTAAAGCTCTTGAAAACGGAGCTACAAGGGAAAGTATTACGCAAGACTTCCTGAATAGTGACGAGTACAAGAAACTACATCCAGAAGCATCATTTGCAGTTGGTACAGACTTTGTGCCTAATGATATGGTCGCTAATATCCATAAAGGCGAGCGTATTATTCCAGCCGCAGATAACGCAGAACTGATGAGACGCTTGAACACTGATGAAGCTACTCCTGAGTCTTCCAAACAAGCATTGCTTGATAGCAAGATGGATGAGTTAATCGACGCAGTTAAACGTGGAGATGTTGCTAACGTTCAAAAGACGAATGATATGTATCGTATCCTTCGCGATTGGGATGGTAACGGTCTACCTCCAACACGTACATAATAGAAAGGTCAGTAGGACGTAATCGAAAGGTTGCGTCCTATTTGTGTTTATTGACACAATTCCTAATATATGTTATACTGTCATTTCAGATGCATAGCATCGTAATACTAATAAAGGAAGCTATGAAAATTATCAAACCAACAACTATTAGTACATCCGGCACATTCACAAGATCAACTGTCGGATATTATACTAATGTGAACGGTGTAATTACACAAGCTGCAATTAATACACCAAGATTTAACTATAAAGCTGCAAACTTAACCGCAGGAGCAACACTTCTACTAGAAGCAGCCGCAACAAACTATATAGAATACTCGTCACAATTTGACAACGCATTCTGGTTTAAACAAGCAGTAACTATCACGCCCGATTTAGTAGTTAGCCCCGACGGAACAACAACAGGTGACAGGCTAAATGCTTCGGCTGGCAGTGGATTTCATGCATTATCTGCACTTACTAATGACTATAGTGGTCCATTATCTCTTTCTGTGTACGCTAAAAAAGGTACAGCAAATTGGGTTAAAATTGGATTCACCGATATTTCAACTGCAATTAATTACACAGCGTACTTTGATCTGAATACTGGAACAATAGGTACAATTTCAGGAGGTGCAACCTGCACAATTGAAGACTGTTTAAATGGATGGTATCGTTGTTCAGTAAGTGCTACAGTTATAACAGCCCACTTCCCTTACATTGAGCCACATACAGCAGACGCTCAAGCTGCAAATTGGACAGCAGCAGGCACAGAGAATGTATACATTTGGCAAGCTCAGTACGAGAGAACAATAAACTTTACAAGTCCTATTTATACATCAGGTGGGCCGGGAACAAGGGCAGCAGACAGCAACACTTCTATGATGCTTTCAAACATTCCTGAGAATGATTATCCTGTTTGGAGTGCTGCTACAACGTATGGTGTTGGGGATTTAGTGCTAGATTTAACGACGCATAAGATTTTCTCATCATCAGTGGCAGGTAACCTAAACCATCCGCCTCCAAATATTTCATATTGGGTAGACACTGGGTACGATAACAGATGGAGAATGTTCGACCAAAGTGTAAATTCACAAACATCTAGTGCAACTGGTATTACAGTAGGTGTATTACCAGCAGCAAGATTTGACTCTATTATTGGACTAAATATCTCTGCTGCAACAGTTAACGTAAATGTTAACGACCCTGTATCAGGTATTGTGTATGAGAAAACACTCCCAATGACTTCATACTCAGATATTCAGGATTGGTATGCGTATTTTTATACTCCTATCCAGCGTCTGACAGATTTTGTAATTGGAGATATTCCTCCTGTTTACTCAAATGCAACGATCAATGTTACATTATCATCAACAGGCACTTCTTCTATCGGAGCACTATTAGTAGGACTATCTAAAACACTTGGTATCTCTGAATGGGGAACTAAAGTTGGCATTATTGATTACAGTGTTAAAACGGTAGACGCCTTTGGTAACTACACAATTGTTCAGAGAAACTTCAGTAAACGAGTTGATTTTTCTGTTCAGGTTCCGACAAACAGCGTCGATGATGTTCACTCCACACTAGCTTCATACAGAAGCACACCGGTAATTTATATCGGATCGAATGATAATGCTACACAACAATTTACGTCAACAATCGTTTACGGATTCTACAAAGACTTCTCGATTGACATTGCATACCCTGCTTACTCGGTATGTACTGCACAGATCGAAGGCTTAACTTAATTTAAGGAAACAAAATGGCAATGACCCCATTACCTCCAGCACCTCAGCGTACAGACTCACCAGAAGTGTTTGTACCAAAAGCTGACGCACTGGTAGCCGCACTTCCCGGTTTTGTTACGGAAGCAAACGCACTGCAAGTAGATGTTACCACAAAACAGACTAATGCTGCAACCTCTGAAACCAATGCTGCAACGTATGCTGCAAATGCTTTAGCCTCTCAGAATTCGGCTATGTCCTCTGCAAATACATCAGTATGGGTAAGTGGATTTAGTTATGCATCAGATGCCTCGGTAATTAGTCCACTTAATCATTTAACATACCGTAGGACTTCAGCCGGGTCGAGTACAACTGATCCCTCGCTTGATCCTACAAATTTCACACCTTTAACATCTTTCGGTGGCTCACAAGTATTCACTACAAACGGGACATTTAATTTAGTCCCTTATGCAAGTTATTACATGATTGATGCCGTAGGTGGAGGAGGAAGTGGTACATCTTCTGCTGCTGCTGGTGGTGCTGGTGGAGGCGGAGGGGGAGAAAGGGTTATCCTAATTATCCCAGCTTCATCATTATCTGGCTCACAAGCGGTAGTTGTGGGGACAGGTGGTGCTACACGAACAAATGCTAACGGTCAAGCAGGTGGTAACAGTACATTTGGAGGAACCTTAGTAGTTGCTCACGGTGGTGCTGGTGGCTCTGCTAACGTTGGTGGTGTAGGTGGGGGCATTGCTGTGTCTTCCGTTACCACAGGGGCATCTGGACAAATGGCAGGTAATGCTGGTTCTTCAAATTCTATCCGTTGTGCTGAGTGGGGCGGTGGAGCAGGTGCTACTGCTGCTAATGGTACAGGAGGTGGTAGCAGTCTACATGGCGGCGGAGGTGGTGCCGCAGGAACATCTGGAGCTAGTGCACAATCTGGCGGGGCTTCTGGTAGCTATACAGGTGGTGGAGGCGGTGCTAGCGGTACAGTAGGCTCACCTAATGGTGTAGCAGGTGCAAATGCTGCTAATTCGACTGTCAGTGGTGCTGGTGGTGGAGCAGGTTATGATGTTACAGGCAACGGTGGTGCTGGTGGATTCCCCGGTGGTGGAGGTGGTGGATGCGATGTATCCAAGGCATCTGGTGCTGGTGGAAACGGTGTTGTCCGTGTGTACTGGTGGTAAATGGGAGGTCTAATGAGAGCAGCACAAATCAAAGACGGAGTAGTTATAAATTTCTGCTTTGTTGAAGAATTCACAGAAGAGTTCATAGAAACTTTTGATTACGTAGACATTGGTGATATTTGGGATGGCAAGAAGTTTTCAAAACCAATTGTTGTGAAGACCCGTGATGAAAAGAAAGTAGAGCGTCAGGCGCAGGTAGATCGACTAACTGTAACAGTTGACGGAATGGTATTTGATGGTGATGAAGAAAGCCAGAACAGAATGGTAAGAGCAATTGCAGCTTTAACCTTTGCTAGTAAGGAGTCTACAACATGGGTATTAAATAACAATACTGCTGTAGAGGTTACACTAGATCAACTTTCTAGGGCACTTGTTGAAGCAGGTAAAGCGCAAACTGCTGTTTGGGTAATATAATGAAACGAGTATGGTTAGTATTTATTTTGGTTATAGCCCAAATATCTACCATACTCGCACCTTTTAGAACTTTATGGGCAATCACAATAGGTGACTACTCAAGAGCCTTGGAAGTTCTAAAAGGTTACGATAGATTAGGTAATGCTGTTACTAATGGAAATAGTAATGAGACAATTAGTAGTAGGGCTAATCGTGCGAGGAATGAGAATGCGAAGTGGGGATGTTTCCTGTGCTCCATTTTAGATAAGATTGAGAATGACCACTGCAAAAATTCAGCAGGAGTCTAGAAGTATTAAGGAGGTATTATGCCGTCGATAGAGGTATTAGTTGCAATTCTTGGAGGGGCATTAACTGTCATTTCAGTGTTAGGTGGAGTAGTTTGGAACATGCTACGAGAAGAATCCAAGGAACATAGCGAGCTAATCAGTAAAAAAGCAGACGCTGATAGAGTGCATGAGATTGAAGCACGTTGGCAAGCAGAGTTAACATCTGTTAAAGAAGGTAATGAGAGATTAATTGACAAACTTTCACAACGTCATGACCGTGAATTAGATCAGCTATCAACACGACTAAGTGAACAGATTAGAAACACAGAAGCAAATATTCTTACACAAATTCGTTTAATGGTTCAAGTGCTGGAGAAAAAATAATGAGTCTAGACACAATTATCGACAATATCATTAGCAATGAAGGTGGGTATGTCAACGATAGTTCCGACTTAGGCGGTGAAACTAAGTATGGCATTACAGTATTGACTGCTAAAGCTAATGGATACTATGGAAATATGAAGGACTTGCCACTGTCTCTAGCTAGACAAATTTACGCAAACAAGTACTACTATGAACCTAAGTTCGACAAGGTAGCTGTTTTGTCAGAGAGTATTGCAGCAGAATTAACAGATACAGCCGTCAATATGGGTGTAGAAATCTCTAAAGGGTTTCTCCAGTCTTCATTAAACTTATTTAATAGACAAGAGAAGGACTATAAAGACATTCCTGAAGATCGCAGCATTGGTCCAATAACTTTAGCAGCTTTAGGTAGCTTCCTATCTAAACGAGGTAAGGAAGGTGAGCAGGTGATGGTGAGGACACTGAATATTATGCAAGGTGCTCGCTATATTGAGATAACAAAAGCTCGTGTTGCTAATGAAGAATTTTTATGGGGATGGCTAAAAAACCGCGTAGCGGTATAAAGGAAATGCTATGGAATGGAAAGATGTTCTTGGTGTAGTAACAAAACTGGCACCAACAATTGCAGCAGGTATAGGTGGACCACTAGCAGGAGGGGCTATAGAGGCCCTAGAAGGTGTTTTTGGCCTTACTACTAGTGGAACCACAGATGACAAGCAAAATGCGCTTGTAGCTGCTATAAGTGGTGCTAGTGCAGACCAACTATTAGCTCTTAAGAAAGCTGACCAAGACTACCAGTCTAAAATGACTGAGTTAGGCTTTAAAAATGCAGAAGCGCTAGCAGCTTTGCAAGTAAGTGATTTAGATAGTGCAAGAAAACGTGAAGTGTCGGTAAAGGACAACACACCTAAAGTTCTAGCTTACGCAATCACACTACTTTTTGCGTCTGTACTAGGTTTCATGCTATTCGCTAATGTGCCTGCTGGAAGTAGGGATTTGCTAAATATTATGCTGGGTATGTTAGGAACAAGTTATGTTTCCGTGATTTCATACTACTTTGGTTCGACGGCAGGAAGTTTAGCTAAATCAGAGTTACTTGCTGGAAATAAACCTTCAGCACAAAAATAAATTAATTAATAAGAAAAGGAAAATAAATGTCCGATAGTATTAAAGTATCTTCAGCATGGCCTGTAAATGAACTTGGAGAAGTTTTATTTGATGTAGGTACAGGCTCAGATAATGTGGGTGGTTTCTTATCACAAGATTTGCTCCCAGTAAATGCAATTACTGGTAAAGCATCTATCAAAGTTCCTCGTGGAAGTCGTTATAAACGTGGAGGACGAAAAGCTACTCGTCAAGTGTCTAGCCGAATGGCTACCGCTGCTAACGGAGCAGTTGGATACACGTACCACAACAACATTACAGTAGAAGCGGATGTTATTGCAATTCGCCCAACATTCAATAATGTTCATACAGCAGCACTAACAGGGGTAACATTTGCAGTTGCACCTACCACTGATTTCAGTAATCCTATTGTTCCAACAGGTGCATGGGTTAATGGAACATCTGGTGTAGGAAGTTCTTCATCTCTAACAGTAGCTGCACGTTTAGCAGCAGAACAACCTTCGTTAACTCGCCCTGATTGGGTGTTTATCAATTCTGTAGCACCTTCTGACGGTGTATCACTACGTCGATTCTGTGTACGGCACTTTGTCCCGGCAGCAAATGCTACCACTAGCGAAGGATTCTATGCACTAGACACAGTGTTCCATACGCCTAATAGCATTAACGCCGGTCGTGTATTCCAGACCTATCGTCAAGATGTGGATGGTGTAACGTCTAAGGCAGCTTTCACTAATACTACTCCACAATCTAAACCGGGTTTAATCATGGGTTGGGATTACATGCTAGCTAGTGGTGAGATTATTACCATTGCAGCGTCTGGAGATTCTATTACAGAAGGTGCAGTGAATGGTGCAATTGGTAATTTTGGTAATGGATGGGCTTATCAGGCAATTAGATTATTCCGTGAGCGTCACCCTCAAATACTGATTGAGTATGCTAACTACGGGTTATCTGGACAGAACACAGCGACATTTAATCCTGTCATTATCGAGCGTCTTCCTCGTATTGAACCTGATTTACTGTTGTATTCCCCATTCTCAGTGAATGATGGCACACCAACAACATCAACAATTAACAATGGTGCAGTGTTGTCATCTAACTTGCAGACAGCAGCGAGAACTTCTAATGTTCCGACTATTTATGTAGGTGGATGCCCTAACACACTCCAAAACTGGACAATTGCACAAGATGGTGTACGTCGTCTAGGTAACATGTTCTACCGTGGTGAATTCAGAATGAGTTGCAACTACATTGACACAGACATTGATTTGTGGGATGGAGTTAAGGCACTAAAGCCCGAAGTAACTGATGACTTAACACACCCTAACGAGTATGGCGCAGGACTAGTTGCTAAAAATCAAGTTCTCCCAGCACTTGAACGTGCAATCCTAGGATAACATAATTAGCTCTTGGTAGAGCCTTGGAACACCTCTAAAAAGGGTGTTCCTTTTTTTTTTCCATAAAAGAAAAGCCCCAACACATTTCAGTGTCAGGGCTAATGTTACTCTTTATCTACAGGAGTTTTATTTGCACGTTTAGGTTTATCAGCCACTACAGGCTCATCGAAAGACTTTTCGACAATACCAAAAATCAGTAGCATAACTTCAGTTGGAATCGGCAGGTTGTAGTTATAGCGATCAACTGCATCTTCAAACTCTTCTTTAGTCAACGTAGACATTACTCACCTCCAAGCAGTTTCTTCAAATCAGTAAAAATTGTGCCTTTTTCAATAGCTTTTACAACAGCATCATCCTTAGCACGAGCTACGAAGAAAGCTTTCAAGTCTTTTGGCTTGTAGTTAGAAGCTTTACCAGCCGCCTGCACAGCCTCTTTGATTTCTCGCTCGATTGACTTGATATCGCCGATAATTTCCATACCATCTTCACTTTCCTCAATGTACTTCTTGAGTTCAGCTTGAGCTTCTTTCACCAATTCAGCCAGTTCTAACGCACGTTCATCACTATCCTTAAAGTCTTTCAAGATAAGTTTCTTTTTAATAAGATTGCGAATCATTGGTGCAATTTCTTGCGAATAACCCATCAATACAGCAGGATTAGGCTTAGGCTTATCCACCGAGTCAATTACAATAGTATTCAAATTATTCTTCTCCAAAGTATCCAATAAGTGCACCAACCGGGAAGATAGCAACACCGATTACACGAATTAGTTTTTCAAATTGAGATTGAGGACGATTTTCCTTAATCAGTTTATAAATGTTTAGGCCGTAACCTAACCATGTAATGACACAAATAATTAGCAAAAATGCTATCACTTATTCCTCCTTCAACCATAAAGTTGCATCAACTTCCCTAAAAACTTCTTGGAAGATTGCAGTTAGACGTTTAACGTCGAGATTACCAAGTCCACCACCGATCATAGGGAGATGAATAGGTTTATCTTTGAAATGCTTTACGACAGCTTGGCAGACAATGATAATCGCGTCATAGTCTGCATATTTGACGTTAGCATCTCGCCCGTAGAATTCCTGAGTAATCGCGTTGATGATTGTAGGACCTTCTACAGTTTGTACGGCAATAACTTGGCCGAGATGTAAGCCTTGTTCTTTCTGAACTTGTTTGTAGCCCTTATAAGCTTCTGGATAGTTCACTTTAACCAGTTTGGCAATACCACTGCCCATAACCCCTTGAGCATTACAGCCGTGGATGAATACGCAGTCTTGATCTTTGATCGCGTTAAAGATATCACCAACTTCAATTTTCAGAGTCATCGTATGCCTTTCATAAGTTTTGAGGAAGCTATATGTGCACGCATCAGTGCTTTATATTGTTTTCGGTTTCGGTAGTATCCGGGCGTATGCCACGATTCCGGCCAACCTTCACCACGAGCATGTCTGCCGTCCCATTTACCTAGGTAAAAACCTTCACGATCATTCCGACTAGCGTACATCTTTTCTCCTTTTAAATAACCAGCACCCATTGTATTCGAACAAGTGCTGGTTGTCAATTACATTACTTGTTCAGAACGTACCAGCGCTTGCCAGTCTGAGCAGTGATGCCTGCATCGTACACACGCTTACCACTTGCACGAGCAGCAGAACGTGATGCGAAGTAGATACGAGTTGGCACAGGAGTCAGTGGCGAAGGAGTAGGCTTGTTGGTAGGGGCAACTTTAGGCAGTTGCACCACAACAGGTTTAGCAGCTTTACCAGCCACAGGGCCATTCAGGTACGCCGTATCAGCAGCAGTGAATGGTACACCAATTTTCTCCCAGTACACAATACCAGTACCACCAACCAGTTTACGATTAATCGAAGTCGACTGGATGAAGATATCGTAGTTACCGTGATCGCCGGGATGCAGACGTGCATTACCAACAGTTGGCAGACCGATCATACTACGAGCATCCGCGCCTGCATACACTTTACCGTTCTTACGGTCACGAACCAGAATCAGTTTGGTGTCTTGAACACGTGCTTCGGTTTTGGTCAGTTGATAGAACGCACTACCTTTCAGAAGGGTTTTGCCGGTGCTCATCTCAACAAACGGTTTGATTTCAACGCCACCCATCGTAGCAGGCACGACAAACAGTTTGATTTCTTTCGATACGTCAATCAGTGATTTGGTATCAACTGCGGTTGCATCAGCGTAGAATACCGACGACGAACGTACACCAGTTGCACGGGTAGCGTAGAATTTATCCAGCGCTGCGGTAGTTGCTTGCGTCGAAGCTTCCACACCTTTTTCAGTTTGATCCCATTCTTGAACGTTGCCACGAGGGACGCCAAGGTCACGGGACAGACGCTCAGCATGACCACGAGGAACACGGAATACGAAAGTCCAACGGTCAGTTGCAATCAGTTCACGAATCTTACGAGCCAGCGTAGCTTGGTTGTATTTCTTCGAATTGTTTTCTTCACCGTCAGTCGTGATGGTCAGAAGGAAGTTAACTTTTGGATCGTTATAGTCTGGAACAGCTTCGAACATCTCGATCAGGTCACCGACAGCATCGTACATCGCCGTATAACCGACAGCGGACCACTGTTTCTTCGGATGCAGGACATGAGGATTCGAATTGACGATTTCACGTTTGACAGTGTAGTCAAAGCCTACAACCGACACGATAGTATCTTGCATGTATTTGGTAGCTGCATCTTTGACAGCACCGATATTTGCGTTATAGTCACGCAGGGCAGCAGAACGCAGACTCGCCATAGACGACGAGTGATCGTTTGCGAAACCAACATAGTTCTTTGCTTCGATATTTGCTTGAGTTATATTTTATTTCTCCTAATAGGTTATCTCTTTCGAGAGTTAATTGAAGCGTCATTATATAACAACGCTTCAGATTTTGCAAAAATTTATTTCACAAAACTTTTCAAGGCCATCCAAATAGTTTTTCTTTGGATAAAGTTTCTGCCATCTGGTCCACAATGTCCTAGTTGCTGACGCTCTAAAGAAGCGAACCCGTATGCACTTCCATCGACAGGATCAAGTGTATGAGAACATTTAGAGTAAGTAGCGCCTACAAAGGAACCTTCGTACTTTTCACAATTTACACAGAGTTTCATTGCTTCAACCGTGCAACTACTTCTGCATAAGTAGTAGGATTGTACAGCTTACCATCTCGGAACACAACCTGCAATTCACCTTGTTCTTCTTGTACAGAATCCTGTTGATCGTACAGGACGTAATCATCACCCTCTTTCTCAACACGCAGCAAACCTTTCGCAGACTTCTTCACGCCGTTGTCAGTTGCAGGGTCTTTGAACAGTTCGCGTTGCTCACCATTTACGATACCGTAGGTAGCCTTAACAGCCATGCCGAAAGTATCACGAGTGATGTACTGATAGGTGTACGAACCAATGCCGAACACAATATTACCAGCACTGAAACCTTTATCCATCAAGCGTTTCAGGATAGCTTCAGCACGTTCCAGTGTAATGCTGTCACCGTAGATCAGGCCCACACGCTGGTTCAGGGTCTTGAAACCTTTATCAGTAACAGTGCCACCGAAAATGTCCCACAGGCATTCTACAGCACCTTTCTGAGCAGGGGTTAGTTCCGCAGGTTCACAGGAGGAAATACTAGAACCGTCAATATAGTAATATTGTTTATCATAACGATTCCACTCAATGTAAGCCTCTACACGATAGATAACACCTTTTTGACGGAAGTAGCCAAAAGGACTCATATCTCCCATCTCACCGTGATCTGTACTAGAGCGGACTTCTTCTTCAAGTACTTCTTTTGCCCAGTCTTTCAAGTTATACTGTTCAGGAACGTCAACAATTTGCACAGTACCACAAATAATGTCAACAGGATCACCGCTATCAGGACGGAATACTACCTTAGCCTGACCTAGTGCATTAACTTCACGAGCTAAGATTTCTTCTTTCAGAATGTTAGCAGTGTTAGTAATAACGTTCCAGAAGTCCCAAGTGTCAGAGACAATCGAAACAATACCAGAAGGGTACAGTTCGGTAATCAGGCGACGGAAAGTTTGCACCTCGTCATCCTTACCACCCATACACATCACACTGTGTTCAGTCGCAGGAACACTGCCACCTACCAGTTCCTTTTCAACATTAGCACCATAGTAAGTTTCCAGATAGTCAATCGCTGGTAACGTGTCAGTACCGTGACCGGCAGCGAACAGGTGACCAATAGTTTTGTACGCACCGCCGATACCTACCAGACCACGCATCGAGAAGTCGTGCAGCTGCCAGTCAGCGAATTGGATATCACTACCAGTAGCTTCTACATACTTATTCAGCAGGCGACGGTACTCATAGGCAATCGTTGCAATCGTAACTACCGGCCAGATTTCAGCCGACATAATAGTTTCGATGTAGTTCGTCAGCCAGAAGAATGCAGGGTGCGTGTTGTGGAAGGTTACGAACGGCACCTTGATATTTACACGAGTGCCTTCTGGCAACGCTTTAATACGCAGTGGCAGGTAACCCATATCATGTAGAGCAGCAATATGGTCAACACCGACAGCATCAGGGCCGAGGTAACAGTCCATGCGACGCTTGTATTCTGCAACAACAACATCCTTCGGGCGATTGAAGAAACCTTCGTTCCACGATTCGATCAGAAATTCCAGAACGAAACCTTGGATGCCAGCCACAACAACCTTATTGTCGTACAAGGAAGTCATCTTTGCATGACCAGCCGAACGTGCAGTCAAATTGCTGTACACCAGTGTAGTACCTTCAGGATACTGAGGACCGTGACCGGTTTTGTAACCGTCAAGGGCCAGATGCGGTTTGATTTTCATATTAGAATACACCTTTCTCTTGTTTGATTTTACCCTCACTTTTAGAAAGTTTAAATGGGAAATTAAGATTAACACCGTCGAATCGTTGATATTTTCCTTCCCCAGTGACTGAAAGCAAATACCCTGCCTCCATTTCTACACCATCGATATGGGTAGCTTTCAAAGCAACACTACCGCCTAGAACTTCTAGATCGAAGGTGATTTTCTTTCCGTTAATCGTTGTAGTAACACTCATTTTCTTTTCTCCTTAAATAAGTTGGATCAATTTGTTATCCAGCAGTTCTGGTTTGCCCATAAAGTTGGATACGTAGATTTTATCTATGAAACCATCGAACACTTCTAGACCAGCCGAGAAGATGCCGTGGGTAACATACAGACTAATCTTACGATCCTCGTTTGTAGGATAGTTTACATCAGCTTTAATGGCTTTTGCAAGCTCAATAAAGGTGCGCCCACCGTCGCAAATATCATCTACAATCAAGAATTCCTTATGCGGAGTTACACCGAAAGGTGGGCGGATAGGATCAAGCAACGATGTGCGCTCAATCTTACCGGTTGCTACATTCCGAACCTTCGTTGCTCGGATTACGGAATCATACCCGAGTTGTTTAGCGAAGTCAAACACTTTCTTTTCTGCACCTGCATCCGGGGAAATAACCGCAGTGTTTTCAGGCTTGCAGTAGTTTCCGATATGCCGCGCACAGAATGTCAGTGGATGCTGGAATAAATTATTAATCAATGCAGCACCTACCGGCGAGTGGATATCATGACAGATAACACGTTCGAAGTCAAGGGCGTTAATAAAATCTGCAACAACTTTCACAGACAAACTTTCACCAACATTACATACACGATCTTGACGAGCATAAGGTAGATATGGCATCTCTAAGACAAACTTGAATCGTGCATAGAACAGACGACGGGCAGCATCTACCACCAATGCCAGATCAAATAGATCACTGTTGTTCTTAAAGTTGAATACGATGCGTGCACGTGGATTAATTTCGAAAGACTGTAGACCATCTGGTGCATCAATACGAATACACGATTCACCAGCAGGAAATACAGTCTTAGTAATTTGGTATTCCTTACCACTAATGTAAAGTTTAATATTCTCCATTACGTTTCCTCTCGTTGAATTTCAAGCATACGACGAATACGCCACAATGCTAAATCTTTGTCAGTTGTGGAAGACTCAATACCAGTAGTTTCATATCCATCTTCATCATAAATTACAGTAGAGTCATGATGTTCTGCGTCGAAAGCACCCCTACCTCGCTCTTGAAACAAACATTCAAAACTATTCTCACCAAACAGTGCATCAAGGTCGGCATGATTGAAGTTATGAATGTCCCACAGACTTACACCATTCATAGCAATAGTGTTACTATCGTTACCGAAATGTAGCCCTTGTGCATTGAAGAATGGATGCGAAGCTGCTAATCCTACCGAACAGTATAGTGTACCACATTCTCTTTCTGAACGAAATCGTGCAAGGTCGAGTAGATGCTCAGGATAGCTTGTAATAAGTTTTCGTAAGAATACAAGATTCTCAATAATTTTATCTTTGTTCATAGTTTCACCTTTTAAATATTTTTCACGCCATAGGCGATAAGTGTTCCATTGGTCAGTCATTGTAGCGTTTTGCAATTTCAATAGCTCGATCAAAACCCTCCATCACCTCTGCATGCGTATGAGAGTCATTATATGGGCCGATTGCCCCGAAAGTGTCAAAACCACATCTCAGGATTCTAGCAGATTTCTCAATAACAAAACGATCACTGTTTACAGCTAGCAGTGCGCCATACGAACAGAAGCAACGTGCTAGGTCACTACTATACACCACTTCATTGCCTTGACCGTCTCGCGCACATGTGCCTTGGGTCCACTTGTCATGCGTGCTAATAAGCTGTTTAGCTTTGATAAGATGCTCAGAGGTTTTCATTTAGTTTTCTCCTTTTCTTGATATTCTACACCATCAACAGTAATCATTGCAACAATTTTCTTCATTCAATCCTCCTATTCATCCGGTAAAATAATTTCAACACCCTTTGCAATCAAGCTGTCGTAAAGATCAACACTGATATTCAATGGGAACAGTATAACACGTTTTTCAAGCTTTAGCATCTGTTCCACCATATTTAATGAACCAGTGGATTTGCCATCCCAAATCACTAACGCACAGTCACCTTCTTCCGCCATTTCAGCATTTCTCCAGTGGCCTGCTAGTGCATTGTACTTTTCGCCATTGTAGCGTGTTTTGACAACAGCGCCTTTAGCCTTAATATTACTCCATTTTGCAGGACGTTTCAATACCTTTAGACCATTACGTTCTGCGAATTCTTCACCTAGCTTGTCAGCACCTTCTGCCTCACCTGAAATTACTATAATGTCTTTACCATAATCCTTCCACAGGCCACTAAGGACAATGGCCTCACGTATAAGTGCATACGTTTTGATACTACGACTTCCTGCAATGATTACTTTATACATAAAACAACTCCCGCTATAATGAGGCTAATAACAAATAAGACATTCCAGAAATATCTTTCTTTATCTGAAATAGTACCATAAATTTCATCCAGTGTGACAGGATCGTCTAAATTTTTCATATCTGCCCCATATCCTGAATTATAGCACGAGGGTTGTCATCAATCCATACGTCAATACGGATACCTTGCGCATACATAAATTTTTCCTTAGCTTGGCGATTAGTTGGATATACACCATCTACTTTATCGCCAAGCTTATCATAAATTTCTACAGATTCACTTTCAGAGCGCCAAGTTACAATGTAAACTTTATTTCCAAACATACGCATCATCCAGATAACCCTATTCCACATGACAGGGTTGCGTGTGTATGTATCGTCATAGTCTAATCCGATATTCATTTCACAAAAGCCTCCATAAATTTATAACGTTCCATTTGATTCCCCATGTGTTTGTATTCTTTCTGGATACGAGTAACATCTTCTAAGAAGAGTTTGAAAGCTTCACCAAGTGCACTAGCCTCATCAGGAGTTACCCAACTATCGTTACAAAGATAAATGTAATCTAATTTTCCAGAAAAACTATCTACAGTGTTATATCCTGTGAACCCTAAAGTGAGTTTAGAAGGGATATGTTCTATGCGCGCTACACTGTAGTTACTGCGAGCATTTTGCCACTTACTACTATCCGCTAACTCTTTGATAATAGCCAAGACAGGCTCACTGATATCCTTCTGAATAGCTTCTTTTACAACAATCTCCACCGTAGGTTTTACAGGTGGTGCAAATCGTGCTAAGTACTCTTCATCGCGTTTTTGCATCTCATTCCAGAGTTTCTTAATGCCGAACATATTAGCTCCTTAAATCTTCTTGATTACAATAAAGTTAGTGTAGTCTCCACTGTCATGCAAATCATAGTAGATACAATGTGTATGAATATACTCTGCGGAAATCTCAAGGTCATCCAAACGTACACCGGGCCATTTCTCAGTAGCTTTTGAGATAATTTCAATAAGACTAATACCGTAACTATCTTGGATGTATAACATATCGTCTGTATCGTCAGGCCAGAAATTAGTAATACTACCATTCTTAGTGTAACCCATTAATTCCTCCTAGATAAAATAATAGCCACATCATACCTAAGTACAATGTGGCTGTCAACTACTTTTATGTTCCGTGGCGTTTTGTGTAGCCACCTATTTCTTCTAGCTTACTAAATCGAAAATCGCAAGCCATCTTGAACGCTTCTTCCCCAAATTTCTTTAAAGAAAAAGCCCTCTTTCTCACTCTACCATTTTCACACCAGCAAGCACACCAATAACCTTGCCCACTCTTTAGATCGTAAGATACACCGCCCACTCCACTAGTGTTTGTAGAGAATAGTTTTTGATTTCTCATATTTCCTAATTGAGTTGTAAGATTTAGATTTGATAAAGCATTGTTTGTAGGTACACCGTCGATGTGGTCTACAACCTCATTATCACTTAATTGCCCGTTGTGCATCTCAAAAATTACTCTATGAATCAAATATTGCTTTCCACCTTTTCCAACCACATAATAGCCTATGGTTTTAGAAAAAGAACCTGCCACACTTCCAGCCTTTATCTTTAAGATTGAGAGATTTCTCCCTGTATATACATCAACTTTCCATCTTAAGTAGGTAGGGCTAGACTCATCATAATAGAAGTAATCTGTCCAATCCATTAGTAGACCCAATCACCTGATAAAGAGTCTTTACTGTAGGCTGTAATAGTTGTTTCGAAGAAATTACCTAGAACTCCGTCACCTGTAATCTGCTCTACAAACGGTAAAGGATTTTCAGTAATACCGAATTGAGGTTTAAAGCCTAACTGTTGCATGCGATAGTCACAGACATACCTAATATAGTTTTTCAAGGCTTGTTTGTCAAGCTTCTTAGGAACGTCCACGCCATAGCACAGATCAATAAAATTATCCTCTAGGTTTACAACCTGTCGTGCAGTTTCATAGATAGAGCGTTTCAAGTCTTCTGTGACTACTGAAGGGTTTTCTTCAACAAAAATTCTGAACAACTCAGTAAGTCCTTCTACGTGCATACTTTCATCAATCACACTCCACTGATTTACACTGACCATTCCCGGTAGTAGGCCCAGTTGTGAGAAATTTAAAAGCATAGCAAATGATGCAAAAAGGTTTACACCTTCCATCAACACTTGTTTTGCTAGGTACTCTGCACGTCCTTTATTAGAGCGTAAATCTGTTGACTCAATCATGAAATCATGTTTAGCTTTCATCTCGTCATACGAAAGAAACTCTGACATAAATTCTAGGCTATCGTAGCCTAGAGTGTCATTAAGTCTTTTGTATCCTAGCATGTGTGTAGTCTCACGGCTTGCGAAAGATAACAGCATCATACGGGCGTCTGCATTTTTAAAGATTGGTAAGAGCTTATCTACGTACCCTGCACAAACATCTGTGTCAGCTTGTGTAAATAAACGTAGAACCATTTTAATATATTGTTTTTGTTTCTCTGAAACACTACCATCTTTCCATTGACCAACATCTTGATTCATATCTGCTTCTGCTGGCAACCAATGTGCACGTTCATGTTTCTCAAGAATCTCTTGAAGCTTCACATAACGTGGAACAAAGATTTCTGTTGCTTCTGTAATTTTACTCATTCATCATCCTCCGCAAGCTACACATTCTTCACCTGACCAATCGACAAGTGCTTTTCTTTCAATTACCTTTGCATTGTCCGCATTACCTTCACGTTCAGTGCGTAGATAGTACATTGTCAATACCTCTTCACTCTTAAGAAACTTCAAATGAACAGAGTTTACATATTGACGACTACTCCCATAAGGGAAATATACGTTAAGTGATTGTGCCTGATGTTGCTTACCTAGCACCTTATAACGCTGGTCAGCTTGCTCAATAGCCCAGTGCATATCAGTCTCCATAGCAACTTTATAAACATCTTTTTCAGAAGGAGAAAGGAAATCTAAGTGATCTACTTTACCGTCATTCTTGTTAATACTTTCCCATGTTTCATCTGTATTTTTATTATAACTTTCTAGTAATTTCTCTAGATGAGCATTTTTGACAGTAAAGTTTCCAGCCCTTGTGGACTTAATAAAAATATTTCGGAAATAAGGCTCAATGGAAGGAGACGCGTTTAAGATATCTGCGCTATTAGCATTAGGTGCAATAGCGGTAGTACGACTATTACGCAATCCAGTACCTTTCATGTCTTCAGGCTCTCCACGTTCAATAGCTAGTTTCCTACTTTGAGCTTCAGAACGTTGAGCAATCAACCCATAAACCTTGTTCGTATGTTGAATAGCACTGTTAAATCCTCCACCTTCAAATGGAATATTTTTACTTTGCAAGTATCCATGCCAACCTAGTGAACCAATACCAATAGCACGTTCACGTTCTGCACTATATTTAGCTTTGTGCAAAGTCTCAGGAGCATTATCAATAAAGTATTGTAGTACATTGTCTAGGAATGTTGTTAAGTCCTCTACAATCTTAGTATCCTTCCACTCTTCGAACTTCTCAATATTTAAACTAGAAAGGCAGCATACAAATGTACGTTCCTCATCAGTCGGAAGAAGAATTTCACTACATAGGTTACTTCCTTTAATTTTCAATCCTAATTCTTTTTGGGTTTCTGGTAATTTCTCATTTGCGTGGTCGATCTTAACCAAAAACGGCTCACCAGTAAGCGCGCGGGTTTCTAAAATCTCTTCCCACACTTTACGAGCATCTAGCACTTCTCGTACCTCTTTACTATGAGGACATACTAATTCATAGGTCGTGCCTTCAAGTACGGCGTTAATGAATTTACGAGTAATATTAACACCTGTATGAAACTGTGTACGGTTATCACTACGGCGCTTAGTATCTCCACCGGGCTTACGAAAACGAATATGCTCAATAATATCAGGGTGATCTACATTTAGGTATGCAGCTAAAGCACCACGACGATTTTGCTGTCGGAAATAGCCAATAGCACTATCCATAACCTTTTCAAATGGAATTGGTCCGACAGCCTTACCGCCTACTGCACGAATACTCATGTGCGCGCCCGTGCCTCCGCCAGACATAGATAAGTCTGCTAACTCTTCAATAGCCTTCACCTGACCTTTTGCAGTATCAGGAACGTCGAATGCGAAACAACTAATAGGTTGTCCATAGCTCTTACCTACTTGAATCCACTTATTATCCTCCCAATATCCTTTGGGTGCGTTAGAAAGTACAGGACTAGCATACATGAAATATCCTTTATAGACATAATCATAAATACGTTGTGCTAATTCTAAGTCACCTGCACAAAATGCGATAGCAGGGCGAGCCAATGCTTGGGAAATTGTTTCATCCTCTTTCAGATAGAAATCTTCTAGAAGTGTTTTAGAGAAATCCGTTACGTATGTAGGATTTTCTGTATTTATTTTAATTTGAGAAATGATAAACTCCTTAAAATGAAAAGAGGAACCCAATAACAGGCTCCTCTATAAATGGATTAGTATTATATCACTAATCCCTTACTTGTGCAAGTTGTATTACTCTGACAACAAATCTTTCTTACGGATAACCTTCTTACGTCTTTTTTCAGGAGGTTCTGTCTGTCCGTATTCAGCAAGAGTAGCACGACTGCCATTTTGTTTAAAAGGAGTTCCACGAATTGCTAGCAGCAAATCTTCTAGCACTTTCACTTGCATCTTAATTTCTTCTTCATCAGGATTACACTGATCTGGTGGGAAACCTTCACCTGTACCACTAGTTTCGTATTCACGTGCTGATACTAACGACTTAGCAATTTCTTTAGCAAAACCTAGGTCACGATAACCGACAGCAATAAGACGATCTTCGGGAGTACACCATACACTATCTTGGAAGGAGCTATTAATTTCCACCTCACCAAGAATACGGTAGGCAATCACAACCTTACCTTGCATATTACGATGCTGTGAAGCTTCGAACATGATAGGGTAGTCTAGATCAAAACCAATAGTCTTTAGAAATGGTGCAATTAGTGCATCGTTGTCAGGGTTAATAAAATCGATCATACGGAGATGTGACAGTTCCGGGATCAATTGCAAATCAGTTACACTAATATTTTTATCCATTTAATATGCCTTTCCACCTTCTGCTTCACGTGCCTCTTTTTGATGATCTGGCCTAATTTTGTTGAAAGCCATCTTCTCTACAACAGCACCACCTAGGTCCATATTATAAGCACCTGCTAGATCGGCAATACGAATCAGCGCATCTGCAAGTTCAACTTCAGCCATGCTACGATGTGGCAACTTATCATCCATCAGACCTTTACGATCACCCTCCATTGCTTCTGAAATCTCACTGTGAATTAGGCACAGCTTATTAGAGAAGCACATAGGGTTAAGTGTAATGCTGTTGCCTTCTTTGTCTGTCCACCATCCAGCGTCCATCGATGCCTTATGACAAGCATCTACTAAAGCGTTAATACTATGTTTCAAATTAATTCCTTTTTATTTACGCAAGCCACATATCTTGCTGTACTAACCACTGTTTGAGCAGTGGCATCTCTTTGTACTTATAAGGCCAGTTGTAGTGGTAATCCAACCGGTCTTCAAATTTATCACCTTCCCACAAAGAGAAACCTTCTGGATCAAATAATGCACCAATACCGCTAGGTTTGTGGTCAAACAGAGCAGAACAACCTGAAGTATCATTATACGACAATGAAATAGTACCATCAGGGTACAGGCTCAATAGAACCGGGAGAGTCGGTGAAATGATAAAGTTAATCTGGTTTACTTCTTGTGCTTTAAAGTCTTCCATAGGTTTCTCCTTAGTAGTTTAAAGTTTCATAGCTTCCATCACTGGCATGTTGTCAACAATTAGGCATGTGCCAATGATAGGACGTTTAAGGTTTGTATTGTTGTATGCAAAAGCATAACTGGAGTCGTCAATAAGACAGCCAGCATTAACAGCGAAGAACAAACCCGTAGGATTTGCCCAATATTTAACACCGAACGATTCATGGTAGTGCCCACATACGTGGCTCATACTCATTGCCTGACTCGTTTTAATAGCTTCAGCACTTTTACCATGGTGAACGTACACCTTCTCACCATTAGGTAGAGTTAGTACCAAATCATTATGCCATTTCCAGCCCGGACCCACTCCTAGTACCTCATTATAACTCTTGATATACGCACGAGGAATACCGTGATGCTTTGCTTTTCGGTGCACCATACTACCATGATTCGAATCAATAATGTCCATCACTGGGAAAATTCCTTCGATTTCCTTAATAACTGGCAAGGATCGCAGAAGCTCATCACCAGCGCTACCTAAGTCAGGATCACTATCATGGAAGCTCATAGCATGCTTGTCAAGTTCATCACCCAAGCAAATCACACGTGTCGGTTTATACTTTTCCTTCAGATATTTCAAGAATGAAATAAGATTAGGGTGATGATAAGGGATATGCATATCCGAAATGAATAGGATACGTTGATTCTCATGTTCAACTAAAGTAGTTTTAGCTGCAACACCATTCTTAAATTCTCGATACTTTTTAACAAAATCCCCTACAGTTGATTTGGGGATATTTACCAGTTGTGCAAGATCACGGATACTAAAATCATAGCCATTCCTCAAAATATCTACAATTTGCACCTGCCATTCTTTTTTAATATCCATTAAGCTCCCATTTGTTTATAGGCTTCTTCCAGTACCTTGATAAGTTTAGGAATATCTTGTTTATGAATGAAAATACTATCAAACTTTCCACACTGTTCACCATTATCCGCAACGATTTCGACAACATCTGTAAGTGCCGTAGTTATCTCGTAAGAATCAGAGTCTCCGATCAAGACTTTCGTGATAACTCCATCTTTGTCAATGAAGGACAAATGTTCATAGGTATTTCCTACATTTTCAGGGTTCATTGTATTCTCCTTAAAAGGAAGCCCCGAAGGGCTTCAGTTATTATTTGAGAGCCTTACGTGCTTCTTCGGCTGCTTTAAGGGCGACATTGGCTGCTTCTACAGCATTACGAGCTTCTTCAATGGCTTTGTCAGCGGCAATTTGTTCATCACTTGCTGCCTTCCACAATAGAACACCATGCTCACCTTGTTTCAGCATATTCACAGTGCTAACAGGAACGTCAAATACTTTAACGATTTCATGTTGGCTTGAGAAGCCCTTTACAAACTCCGCAGAGGTCCACGTACCATTATCCAAGACGACACGTAAGCCAGCAACACTGTCTGTGACAATAATACCTTTTTTCCCATTACGTAGTTCAACACGTTGAAAAGGTTTCAGCTCAGGATAAGGAGTGTCTTTAATTTTTTCCAAAACATTAAGTGGATAGCCAAGCTGGTAGTCGTCTTCCACAAAATACACTCCATTAGAACCAATACTCTTGATCGTAAATGTTTCACCAAGACTATTATCCATAGAGGTCATCCATGCATTTTCATATAACTTACCCGGACCCATACCATCTGGATCACGGCTCATACCAATACGGACAACTTTAACTTTGTCACCAGCTTCAAACATTACGCCATCTCTATTTACATACTTAGTCATCTTTTCTCCTTCAATTAGTTTAACACCTTCTACACCAATAATATATTGCTTACTATTAGTCTGGATACCTAAGACCGTAGTTGTCGGGACTGATTCACTGTGCCTATCAACAGCTACTACAGTGGCTGTTAAGCCTCTATACAGTGTTGGGTGTTTTTCCCACTGTTTAAGATTATGCCTGTCAGCCCACTCACTAAATGTTGAGTAGTGTTTTCCAATATCTACCACTTCAACAGTGTCGCCTACCTTGATTGCCATATTATTCTCCTTTCAAGACTTTAGAAACCAGCGTCTTACGCTTCTCTGCATTACTAACTTGTGCACCAGTATATCCATATTTCTTGAGAAATGCAAGAACTTTTTTCACAGGCTGTTTACAAATTTCAATAACTTGCTTCTCAATAACAGCTTGCTCAAAAGAAATACTATTCTTCTCTGCAAGTGTGTGAACATCGTGGCAAGGACTGCATAATACACGAAGATTAGAAGTTTCACAAAATAAATTTTCTGCGAATGGTCCAATATCCTCAACACTTAAAATACTACCAGCAGCTTTTGGGTAATGGTCAACAACAACTTGTTTTGCATTATACCACTCTTTACAGATAGCACAAGCGTACTCCCACTTTTGGCGCTTATTATCACCTTTGTAAGGCCGTCTAGCGGCCTCTAAAGCTTCGTTCCTAGGAGGCCATCTAAGGCTCTTAGAGCGTAAAGCTGAACGAATCCAAGCAAGGTATGCACTCTCCGTCATTGTGCCACTACAGCGGGTTTTATAGGCTTTATCGGCCATTATAACCTCATCCATGTCTGGTAGTCTGCCTCAGTGTAATGGTCATCATATTTCTGGACAGGTAAAAGAGATTTATGCTCTTCACAAGCAACTTCATTTCGGTAAGAAACTCTCCAAATAGCTTTTATCCGTTTATCCTCTTTTTTGCAATAAGTACAATAAGAATTAACGTGTGGTTTAATTTTCTTAGCAGTCAATATCAATCCCCAGTGTTTCAAGAAGTTTCCACGTATTAAACACATCACCCGGATATCTGCGCATGTGAGTACAGGCAGCATACAAATCCATTAACTGAATTGCATCTTTAGTGTGTTCAGTACCGTCCCAAGCCTTGTATGTTACAGGTTTTGGATACCATTTCAAATATTGATTGTAGACAACTTGTATGGCTTCCTTATCAGTTTTACAATCCTTTAAGAGGTTATAACAACCTGTATCACCAAATTTCTTTCCAGAAAGTTCACAAGGTTTAAATCCATCGACAGCATCGCCTTTTAACCATTGAGCATAAAACCACAATCTGCCTGTACCTCTCAGTACCTTCTTCTCGTCAAGTTCAAGCTCTCCTAGACCACGGATAAGCACAGGTTTATCCATCTTAGCCCAATTATAAAGCCAACCTTCGCTACCGTTAGCATCCTTGTCTTGTGTAGCGGCAATAGTTACTTCTGTCTTGCTACGAAGTCCTTCCCATTGTCTTGAGGCAATTTTGTCGTCTGCTTCTTCACCTTCGACAACGACAGCACCATGCTTACGGATAAGATAGCTTTTACAATCTTTTAATTGCAAGGGACGCATTAAATCATCACGATTACCTTTGTACTTCGAAGGTAGAGGTAAGCTGTCACGGAAATTTGTTGTGCCGCTCAGGTACACCTCATACTCATCAGCTTCACAGGATTTCACCAGTGCATTGATAGTTGTCTTGATCGAATTATATGCAAAACTAATCTCATCAGGTGTTTGCACGTCTTCTATGTCAAATTCGGTAATCTCAAACAATCCGTCAATCTGCGCCTTCAACGCTGTTCTGTGAGGACAAGTAATAACCTGCCCAGTTGTTTTATGTGTTGCCTTAATACTGCGTTTCTCATTTGCTGCTGCACAACGATAGGCTACGATATCACCATCGATTACAACAATTCTTTTCTTCGACATTAAATACTACCTCCTGACCAATGATCGTAGGTGATAAATAAGTCACGCTTTGCTCTAGAAGCTACAGCTTTATCAAACACTTCCTGACTAGTTGCAGTAGCTGTTGGGATATAGAATCGTCCAATCTCTACCTCTTCAGGAAACGTGGAAATCCTTACTAAAATATTTGGTAAGTTAGTAGTTTTTGCAACATACTTGTTTGTATGAATCCATACAGACTTATAATGTTCGATTTTCTTCTTCATTCTTATTCTCCAAACTAAAAAGACCTGTAACCTTTCGGCTACAGGTCATAGTACTACTTAATGATTAGAACGGGCTGCCTGCTGGGGCATCGTCGTCTTCATCGTCATCAGCCGGTGCGGCCTTAGCTTTTGCCTTAGCTGCTGGTTTAGTCTTCACTGGCTTATCATCCTCATCAGGTTCACCTCCTTGATTCTTGACAGCTTTCTGACCAGTAGGGGCATCTGCCAGCTTAGTAGCACCGAATTCGCTACCAACGCCACCACCAGCAGACTTGTACTCGATCATATGCTCTACTAGGATTGCATCCAGTTGGACAAACTCACCATAAGAGTTGCTAAAGGTGGAGAAGCTAACTTTACCTTTACTACCATTTGCTACCAGCTTTTCAAAGGTCACGTCATTTGGTGCATCACCTTCAACAGGTTCAAATACACGAGGACGGAACTTGATTGGCAGTTCAACACCTTTTTTAGAATGTGCTTTCTTAAATTTGATTACGAATTGTTCGTCTTCGTCAGCAAAAGGTACTTCATCGAATTTGAACTTTTCAAGGAACTCATCATTGTCATACGACTTAGCTTTGTTCTTTGGATGTTCCTTATTCCATTGTTTTGCTGCTGCTTTCGATACGATTGCATCAACAGTGAACTCAGTGTCACCCTCATTCAAGGATTTAACAGGGCTTTGCAGTTTTACGAATGCGAATACAACATTTTCCAGAATTGCCATTTCTTTTACTTCCTTTATATCAATTATTTATCCACAGTGCTGTTGCTTATAGCTAGGACGCTTAATTCCTAACGGGCTTCTGTGGAAGCCCTACAAACTTTTAGTCTAAAGCTGCACATCCTTACTCTGGAAGGTTTAACTCCTTGTACACATAACGAGTATTAAGAGTTTCAAAACTATTCCCATCCTCCGCGACAGCTATAACACGAGAGGTATCCACGCGTTGATAGTTCAAATATGCTGCTGGATGATCGATCGGAACAACTATAGCACGTTGACCAATCTTAGGAGGGTGGATCACTAGTGCGTAGTGCACAACAGGTTTATCTTCTGTTTTGTTCGCGCCTTCTTGTTTTGTAGAGATAGCTGAGTAATACTCAAGAGGGTTTCCGTAAACTTTTTGATTCATGATTGGTTTCCTTATTTGCCTACGTTTACAATGCCCTTGAAATCTACAGGGACGATAATCGCGTGAACTTTACCATCTCGCACACCTTCAGCAATCAGTAGATTAGCCTGAGCATTCATGTACTCACGTGCGCCAGCATTAGCATTCAGTGCTGCAATACGGTCAGACTCTTTACGAGCGGTTTGCACTTCAATCTCTTTAGCTGCCAGATCAGAACGAGCCTTCACCAGATTTGCAGCAGCTTGTCGTACACTAGCAGGAGGGAGGATGTTTTTCACCTGAATCTGGCTAACAGTAATACTAGTACCAAGCTTTTCAGCTTCCAGAGTAGTTTGCACAGTTTTCAGAGTCTCTTCTTCAATGTTGACACGTTTGTCATTCATCTCCATCGACTCATATTGTCGTGCTACTTTGAAAACAGCATTCTTCACAATAGTTTGCAGGTATGCATGCATAAGCAGCACTTCACCTTTATCGTTCAGACTGTGGAAGCTACGATTCTTATTAACGTACAGGTCGCTTACGCTTGCTGGATTGATGTTATACACGATGGTGATATCAAAGTCGTCCATTGTAGAGTTATCTTTTGCAATAGGATGCACGTCATTCACATCTACAGCAATCTCTTTTACAGGTACTTCAATAATGCTACCAACTACTACTTGATTAAAGCTACCGGGCAGACGTTCAGTGGCCTCAATAGTTTTATCGAAGTTAACACGCAGACCCACTTTACCAGTGTCTACAATCGTACAAGCCGACATGGACAGTGCGATGGCGATCATTGCAATAATTTTCTTCATTGTATTTCTCCTTTTGGTTTACTCTTACGAGTGTGGTTTGTACTACTTAAATCTGGACTCACTTGGAGGTATCGAACCCCTTGACTTCCTTCCTCCTATTTAACGTCATCGGAATAGAAGGCCGATGGAGGGACAAGTGAGATAATCTTCATAATTTAGAGAACAACAGCAAGCACCTACGTATAAACATAAAGCATCATCCAAAGCTATCAAAATTTTGGCCGTAGTTTAAAGAAGATTTTATCATTAAACCGTCATCTTTGATAGAACAATTAGCTGGGTGGTATTTCTCTCAATATTTCTCCACTGCCTCAGCCTCAAGCTTTCACCTTCAAACTTTAATAAACAATCTACAAGCTTCAACGTATATTGTAAGAGTCGGAATCGAACCGACGTACATTCGCGTAAGAGGCAAATTGATATCCATTATCAGTTTTATGGTAAGCCCATATTTTCCGTCCTTGGGCTTGTTGGACGAGATGATTTCTTGTTTTACTTACAGCATTCTCTAAATTATGAAGACTAAAGTAAGCTTTGGCATTCCGCTACTAACTTACTAAGGTCTTCATTATACTATCAAACCAGAGTTACGTCAACTTTCGTAGTTGCATTAGCTTCCGACAGTACGAAGTCTACTTCCAGAGTGAAGGCTTCTACTTCTGCTTTTAGAGCTTCCAGATTCTCTTTCAGACCGTTAGCGATAACTGCCATACCTTTCTGGTTACGTTCAGCAGCAGCACGAATCACAGCAATTTCTTCATCAGTAGCCTTACGAGTACCAGTGAACATGGTAGCAATTTGCTGAGCAATCTTTGCTTCAATCTGAGTAACACTTGCATCCACTTGACGTTGTGCCTGAGTAAATTGTGCAGTGAGCGTAGCAATCAGAGATTGCTTGTAAGGCAGAGTAGCTTTAGCCGACAGAGCCTCATCAATTGTCATGACATTGCCAGCAATAGTCACTTTGGTTTCACTATTAGCTTTATTACGGGCAGCTTTCAGAGTTGCCAGATTTTTGTAGTTCGAAACTAGCTTGTCATAAGACGAACGTGCGTTAGTTTTGAACTCGATAGTTTTATCAGTTTCATCGCCAACTTGATAGCCTACGAAAACAGTAGAGCCGATTAGCGAAAGTTTTGCTTCCAGCATCTTGATTTCAGCAATGATGCGGTGCAGGGACATATTGGTTACAGACGACATTGTAGTTCTCCTTAAAGTTTAATAAACAATTTGGTAGGCCCACTGAGCATCGAACTCAGAATGCGCGATTATGAGTCGCGGGTTATATGATCTTACGATCTGCCATTTTAACTACAGGCCCAAAAATGATGTGACCTAGATTTTTATAACGCTCTCAGTGCGCGTTCGAGGACTGTCACATCAGAACCTACATATTACAATATGGTGCTACGTTTGTCAAGCTTTACTTTTGATTACTTTGTAATCGAGTAATTTATACCAATTTACTACATCGCATGCCAACCAAAATAACGTAATTATGTTAAATATAGGAATAAGAGTAGCAATACCTACTAACAAAATATCACCAACAGTTATGTCGTGACCAATACTTGCATCATGCACAATTACTGCAACAAAGAATGCCACAGATAGAATAGCATAAACAATCATAAAAGTCAAAGTATTTCTCCTTAAAAGATATCAAACATTTTATCAACACTGTTTTCAAGCATCTCAAATCTTGTAGTTTGCTTCACTAACATGCTGACATTATAAGGTGAGTGACCGTTATCGTAAAGCCAATTTAACAGCTTCACAGCATTGATCTTTCTCACATTTGTTTCTAGTGTTTTCTCTACAACAACACCTTTTGGAAAGGTCTTATCAAACTTACACCAGAAAGGGAATTCAAACAATACTGTCTCAATTCCCCCATCACGGTATTGCCTTCCGCGATTCCTCATAACAATCTCAGAAGCAGCTATCCGCATCTTGTCAAACGCCCCTTTACCTGCTGGGCGTTTGTTAGCTTTCTGCTTCTTCGTAGCTCTAATACGACCTTTCATCGTTGCCAGCGAAGCCTTGCATCATCATAGAGTTCTTCAAGAGCTAGATAGAACCCATAGAGGGTTAGTAGCACAATTACTAGAAACATTACCAGTCACTCCCACTACTGGACGAATAATCCGAAGAGGACGAGGAGGAATAGTCAGAGCTACTGCTAGAGCTAGTCCAAGAATCATCACGGCTACTAGACGAGCTACTACGGCTGCTGGTCCACGAGTCATCATCACGAGACGAACTAGACGAGAACGAAGCGTCTTTTACACGGTAATCGATCGCTGGCTCAGGTTCTACGTAACGCTCGGTAGGAGTGCTACGAGAGGTGCTGTAATCATCATAAGTACGATGGCTTCCATGCGAATGATTATGACGCAGAGCATCCGACAACATATTGCCAGCCACAACACCGCCAGCAACACTAGCAGCAGTACCAAGAGCACCCATACCTTGTTGCTGTTGTGGGGCTTGATGAACAACAGGGGTATGTTGATAAACTGGTTGAGGTGCTACATACTCTACATGTTCACGTTGTACAGGTTGTACATATGCACGGCTTTCCGGTTCATCTTTAACAATGCGACGGTTAGAGGTATAAGCAATAGGGCGATAAACTTCAACAGCTTCAGGACGAGTAGAACGATAGATAAAGATAAAGTACGCTACGCTACCGATACCACCGATAATCAGAATCCACCCAATAAATCCGATACCCGAGCTACTTTGTTGTGGATAGCTATTCTGTGCATAGCTTGTCTTAACAGGTTGCTCATAAGCTACAGGTTTAGTATCAACATAACGTTTAACAGGAGCGGAAGGACTACGCTCGATTTGAGCTACAACCTTACCGAACAATGCAGAGCTAGAAACATCACCAGTTTTATCCAGCCGCACAACTTGTTTCAGTTCTTCATTTGCTGCTGCCTTATTCTTGTCTGCATTCAGCAGAATATAGGCGTTCAGTAAGTGTGCACGAGCGCTGTTAGGATGGTCTTCCAGCACTTGACTAACCATGCTACGAGCACTTTGCATATCACCAGCAGCCAGTACTTTCTCAATCTGTTTAGGGGAAGGTGAGGCCATAGCTGCTACTGCCGCTACACTAAATACAATTGCTGCAATAATCTTCTTAAAGTTCATATTTTCTCCTTTTGGTTTGATTTACGTTTTTGCAAACGAGTTAATTGCCATACTAATACAGCAGTAATTATACCACATACACTTAGTAGTGTAAGAACTATTTTACGAACACCGTCTTGTTTTACCTCTTTGGTAGGAGTGTATTCTACACCATTTCCAAGATTGTGTGCAAGTTCCAACTCTTTCTTAATTTCTTCTAAAGAAGCATTTTCTTCGCCCAACAAACGTGCGTTGATTAGGTGCGCTCTTACACTTTCAGGACGCTTCTTCAAAACTACGTCCATCATAACACGTGCTTCTTGAATTTGTCCAGTATTGATTGCTTCGTTAATCTGTGCAAATGTCGGTGTCGCTGCTTTAGCCACCAACGCTATAGACAATGCAATGGCGGCGAATATCTTTTTCATAAGTATCCTCCTAGTGTTGAATTACCAACATCATAAGCCGCCATTAAATAATTGTCAAGCTAATTTTGCAAGTTCTTCGCTATAATCATTTACAGGGGTATTCCTAAGCACTAAATCAAAATCAGCATACAGCAGAGGATGAGAATGTTTCTCCCAACGTTTTAGTACACTTTTAGCAACTTGCTTGACAGCATTTTCATACACCACAGTATGGGCATCTTGTTTAGCATTTAATGCTGCTTCACGTTGAATAGCAGCAGCCACGCGAGCTTCTTTAGTGCCACGATTTACTGCTTGACCCATTATACTACCTCCTTAATATATGCACCTTCTGGCAGTGGCTCAACATAAAGTTTAAGCATTGTTCGGCGACCATCCGCTGTATAGAAGGCTTTAGAGTCTTTATCGAAGACTGGCTTTTCTGCCCAACCAAATACTGGCTTACCCTTACCGTCGCAAGTGACATGCTTCACCCAGCTTGGCAGAGCATACACCTTACCTTCGTGTACATGAGTATTTGCTGGAATACGCTCGCAGTCCTTCTTTTCAATCCAGTAGACTCCACCGATAACCTTATAGTCATCGCAGTCTTCACCTTCGATTTCAAACACTTCACCTACCTTATGTTTGTACCAATAACCTTCGCCACTACACTTAGTGATACGAACTTTAAAAGTTTCACTCATTTTCTTCTCCTACGTTAAGTTTATATTCCCGAATTTCTTTCTTAGTGGCCGGGGCATAGTGTGTCACATCACGAATAACAGTAGTGTACACTGGTTCGTAGCTTCTGACAAGTGCTTTTCGTCCTGAAACACTATCAATTCCTTCTTTCATCGTCCACTTCCATTCACGTTCACGAACAGGAGTTTTAATAATGGTACGTTTCTCCCAGCGATGGGCTTCAAACAGCCATTCACCTTTGATGCATACATACTGGTTGATCCGAACGAAGGAGAGGTCTTCCTTAATGCGGACTACTTTCTGCATCTTACCAAATCGGTCAGGAATGTCAAGGGACTTTTCCCGTTTTTTCTTGGAACGTTTTACTTTTTCCAAAATGTTTGTTTCAGGATTTACAAATAAGCTTCCATCAAATGCCGGATAAAAGATAGTTTTCCAGTGATAACCCGGAACACCATCAACCATCACATAAGTCTTCAGTAACCCCCTAACCACGCGCCTGATTTGTGCATAAGTATCAGGGGACTCATGTTTCAGGCGACGTGCAATGTCAGCATTCACGTCATCCCAATTACGCCCTACGTTACTTTCAAGGAAGCGTCGAGCTACCCCACCATATTTTCGCCATGCAGCTTCACGGAACTTCCAGCTTTTACTGTATCCGTCATAAGGTGCAACGGTCTTTTGTTTACCGGAGAATTCGTCATGAACATAATACTCTTGAAGCTCATCATCGAATTCCAACTTAAATTTCTTTGCAGCACGAACTTTATGGTGTAGCATACAGCCTCCTTTACTTGTTTACAGCACTTTACTCCAACGCCCCAGCAACAGAAGTTTAACACTTATGTACCCGCCTAGCAAGTCCATCAGGTAAGTGATAGTTGCCAGCGTCATGAACGTACCAGTGTACAACAGAAACACAGGCAGCACAAACAGAATGATAATGTAATACAGAATCTTTTTCAACATTTTTATTTCTCCTTTTTAACGCGGGGATCATTATAGAAATATCCTAGTGGCACATCATAACACCACAGTTCGAAAATTTCAAACTGAGTTTCCACCCAATCATAGAACTGAGTAAATTCCTCTGCCAACACAGCAAGCAGCATCAACACAAGAACTGGCGGGATTGCCAGAACTTGTGCGACACGATATAAAATTTTCTTCCAATTCATGAATTTCCTTTCATTTTAGTGAACGTCACGCCAGCTACCTTCAAAAGATAGTTTACCTTCTGCCCCTAATGGTAAGGAAAGTTTCAACGCTTGTCCAGCACAAATAATGGCTTTTTCTGACAATTGTTTTATTTTTTCTTGAATACCATCCTCAATTTCCCATGAGTATTCGTCGTGTACCATCGAGATACGCTTTACAACATACCCACGATACAGGTAGTAAGGGCGTCCCATATCGTCTAGGTGCATATCACCAAGCCAACTATCCATGAAACAGGCAGCATAAGACATGGCAATAGCACCAGTGCCTTGACCAAGACATGATAACAGAACATTCTTCCCACGTACAGAGACAATACGACCGTCAATAGCCGGAATGTGCTTATTCTTACCAGTGGATGAGAAATAAGCCTCTACAGCCGCTTTAAGCTTGCCTAAGCCCTCATTCATCAGCCAATAGTTGTCATACGCCTCTTGACCTTCAGCTTTAGATAATCCCAAGCTAGAAGCCAGTTTAGCAGCACCTCCACCGAATGCTAGCAGATATGCACCAGTTTTAGCTTTATTACGCCAAGGTTTGAACAAAGGATTTTCTTTATTCTCTTGATTAGTAATATCAAACTGCTCATGCAGTGCTGGAAAGAATGCAAATGCATTGAAACTGTGGGGATCACCCTCAGTCTGCATTCGTGCGAACTTACCATCATCATACTTGTAGGTGTGGTGACTTAGAGTACGGTTTTCAAGTGCTGCGGCATCTGTACCACCATACCAATACCCTTCATCAACTGTGAATAAATCTCGCATCTCACTTCCAAGTAGCACCTTAATGTCTGCTTTAGGGACATTACACACTGTTTTATGCTTAACACGAGAAGTAGGGGCATAGCCTGAAATCTCAGCACTAATACGCCCATCAAATTCAATCCTCCAATTACTAAGCCAGCCTTTGACAATGCCAAGTCGGTTACGATATGACAGGAACTTAACCACCTTTTTAGGGATATCACCCTCAAGTTTCAGCAGGTTAGGGCAAATATTCCCTTGGTGCTGGATTTTTGGTGTGGTTTTGATAAACTTACCTTTATCATCCCGTATGTTCTTTCCATCAGGCCCCTTCTTAAAATTCCAGAAGTCCTCTGCGGCTTCCCATCCTTGCTCAATAAACCAATCCTTGAGTTCTGTATTATCGTCAATTTCCATTGGCAACTCGATAGGGAAAATCTCATTTGGGGCGAGCTTGATAGTTTTACCATAAGCTGTAATCTCCTTAGAAATATCGTCAAAAACAGCACTGTGCTTTTCAAGCCAATTACTAAATAATGTAGACACATCCCCATTTTTCTTAAACGGTTTTGCTGGCATTTTGTAGTACGCTTGTTCAGCAGTTTTCAAAGGACGTGGAGGAAGTTTTGGTTCAACTTCTTTACGGATAATCTCCATTTGTTCTTCAATATGCTTCACAAGTGCTTCAGCTTTTTTCTTATTGAATTTTACACCAGTGTAAGCTTGTGCAGAATACAACCAATAATCTTTCTGCATTTGTCGGAAAGACGGATGTAGCCAGCTTTTCTTATACATCTGTTGAGCTTGTGCCCATAATCTTTTGACAACTTTAATTGTAGCAGCAACGTCACGATCACAGTAAGGAACTAACAAATCATGATAAAACTTAAATTCAGCACCTTTTGGAGCATCTTTAGGTAGTGCACCACAGTCAATTAAGCTCTTACGATAATCTATCTTACCTTCTTCCTCTTGGAAAGAAGATTTGTCACTATTAGAAAGGAAGTCAAGAGAGTGAAATTGTGAGTCAGGATTTAAGTACATACTCAGTATATACCCATCAACAAACTGCACAGGATAGTCATCGAGATAATCTTGCCCATTCTTACCAACACGTGGGACAATACCGAGCATTCTCCAGAATATCCAGAGGTCAAATCCTAACTGGTTGAAGCCGACAACATGTGCTCCTTCAGGATAGCTCCGAATCCACTCTTTCAGTTGTTCTGCACACTTCTTATAACCATCCCTAAATGGGTATAGTCGAAGAAACTTACTCTCGTCGTCTAAATCACTAAGACGGATGTACCAGATGTTCTGTGCCTTCAGGTAGAAATCATCCGTCTCAGCATCAATACACCAGCCAAACAACTCTTGAGACATTACTCCTCCATAATAACAATTGCGTATTTTTCATTAGAAAATAGTTCTTGTAGACTACGTTTCTCACGTTCAGCAATAGCATAATTGGTAGTCCGTGCACCAGCAATACGCCTACCGTTGTCGTAAATAGTACACGTCTTCCAATTTACAGAACCTTTTTCTTTCCTTACTACAGCATACTGTACTTTCATTAGATTTTCCTTTCAATGAACTTTTCGTTTTGACAGAAGTTCGTAATAGCGGTTCAAAAACATCTGTTTTGCCACTTTAGCACTCCAAGGCTCAATTGTAAAGGCGTACTTCTCAACACCTTGTAGGCAATCCCAGTTCTGGCATTCCCTAGGCATAAGATGGAATACCTCAGTTGCTAGCATACGTGTGTCAACAATCTTTACTTCTGGCGACATTGGGAATTCAGTGCCAAAGCGATTTGCAATAGCTCGTTCAACACACTTTTCAACAGTTTTGTAGTCTGGTAGGAGCATCTTCAAAGGAGTCGACACATCGCCTAGCACACTTTCGGAAGCGTCATGCATCAGAAAATCTAGTGCCAGATGTTCAGAAATTTCATATGATCCTCGTACACAATGCTCTGCAACACTATAAGGCTTCTCCGAATGCCCAGTAAAGCGATTAATATGACTCAATCCATGTGCAATGTCGTCAATGGTCAGATTGGATTGTTCGGGGTTTAGGAAGTTGAAATAGCTCCCTGAGTACAACATAATTTCTGGCGTCATTTTCTCTCCTTGTAAAAAAAAAAAAAATAGGAGGACGGACGAGCCATCCTCCAAGGTTGTTACTGAGCTACAGTTGCTTCGAAGAACTGCTTAGGACGGTTATCACCTTCCTTGTAGTTGTCCTCGTAGTAGCGCAGCATACGGATGTTGCACAGCACGTGGTCCAGATGCGACTCACCGGTTTCAGGGTCTTTGTCTTGACCAGCTTGCCATGCTGAGAGGTGACGCAGTGCACATGCCAGAGGGACATTCCAATCCATACCTTTCATCCAGTTCCATGCTTTGTACTTCTTCGCACCGTAGCCCCATACACGCGCTTCACCTAGCATAGTTTGTAGAGGTATCAGTGACAGATCAGGCTTGCCTGCATTGTAACGTGCACCGCTACCACGGGCATCGCTGTTAACGTCACCTACAGCAGCTTCCTGAGTAGCGAATACAGGTTTGACAACAATTTCCTGAGTGACTGTGCCACCAGCATCAGCTACAACATCATCCAGCATTTTTTCCAGACTGACAGTGGCAGGAGCCTCTTTCAGCTTGTTAATCTTGTAGGCAACAATCTCACAGTATGAGTAGTCGATGTTGTCGAAGTTTTTCAGACTACCGAATTTCAGGTCTTTGATACCATCATCAACCCAAGTATCTTGGCTACCGTCACGCAACTTAACGGTGATGCTTACAACATCACTTAGATCAGGTGCATCATGATTAACTTCACGGTCAATCCATTTTCCAACAGTCTTATCTTTTGATTGATCGGTAAGACGGTAGTGGGTGATGATATAGTCGCCGTCACCTCTGCCCCAAGCCCAAGTGCTCAATTTGGTACGATTGCGAGCGACACCATTGCGGAAACGTACTTCACCAATAGGATCACCAATGTAGCCAGTAGGTTCCTTACCAGTGGTATTAGCAATCCAGCCAGATTTCTTCAGGCGACTTGCCTTACGTTTAGGGCCTTTCTGCTTATGGAAGTGTTCCGAGATTTCATATAAAGCATGCTGGAAGGCTGGCTTACACACCTCACCATTGATAGGTAAAGCATAAGGCTCAGCACCAGAAGTTTGGTACATACGACAATCTTTGTCAACGTAGATGTACCCTTTCACTGGAGTATTCAATAGTTTACGTGGTTGACCACTATTAGAAGCGATCCAACGGAAGCCCATCTTGAACATGGCTTTTTGCAGCTTATGGCTTTCTTCCAAACTGTCAACGTAATAATAAGTGTTTTTCAGGTCTTGAGGGATGCCGATAGTTTTAGTCATATATTCTCCTAGTTAGTAGTAAGTTATTGGCAGGTTTTAGGGTCAATCTTTTTCTTAGCGTCGTCACATTTCTGTTTCGAAGTAGAATGAGGGATAACCATAGGTGCAGGAATTACAGGGCGTACTAGAGGTGCAACAGTAGCAGGACGCGCTGGGGTAACAACAGAGGCAGTACGTACCACGACAGGTGCGCGAGCGACTACTACTGGATGAGCCGATACAGCGACAGGGTGTGCTGAAACCACAGTAATTGCAAACGCACCACCAGTTGCCAGTGCCAAGACGGTTGCTGCTACGATATTTTTAAACATTATTTACTCTCCTTTAAGTATTGTTCAGAAGTCTCATCATTTTCTACGCGCATGGGGTCATAATCAAGACTAATGTCTTTTGGCACCTTTTTGTCCAGTGCATGATAAATGCGATCAGCCACACCACGAATAGATTTACTGGAATCCCCGATAATACTACCTGTGATGTGCTTCAGAACTTCTGCTTCATATTCATCAAGTTCAATAGTGACAACTTTCTTTTTGGTAATAGTTGTAACAGGTACGTCTACAACACTAATTTCTACTTTTGCCATTTTATTCTCCTTTAGGAATGTGAGAGTAGAGAATACCACCCTCACACAGTTTTGTCAATACTACTTTTTAAAAATCTTTTGGACCATTCTCAGATAGCCAATCATCTTTGTCATGCAGAGTGTGGCTGCTATTCACATATAGGTAAGCACCGGACATACCTGTGTTACCTGTCCATCGGCATTTAGTCATTTTCATGTAAGTAGTGTTACGCTCGATAGGGTCTTCATTCTCTTTATCACGAGTAAACAACAGGTTACATGCTGCACTCTTAAAGATCGTGGAGCTACCTTGAAAGTCTTCCTCATGCAACTCAGCGCCTGTACTGCCTTGTTTACCTCCACTAGCAGTTTTACGTGTGTGGTTGATATTTACAAAAGTAACACCATGACTCTTAACAGTGCCTTTGAGCCATCGCTGGAACACAGCTTGTTCCTCATTGGTCAATCCGTCCATCAAATCTTGCAGTGGGTCAATAATAATAACCTTGCATTCACAAGTTACAATAAGCTCCATAATCAAAGACTTTACAGAGTCAACTCCACCATCACGATCATCAATGATATGCCAGCGATCAGAGCCGTCAGGAAGCCTCCACAAGTCTTCCTCTTTACGTAAGGTGTCAGGATGATCTAAGAAGGCCATCTTTTCATCGATACTCTCAATGAGGTCAATCTTACGCCCAACATGTCGGCTGAGAACTTTCGTCCCATACTGGCCAACATCTGACTCAAGTGACAATACACCAACTCGGTGTGGACTATTAAAAATCCAATAGTACACCATCTCATCAATAAACGTACTCTTACCAGTTCCAGACGCACTACCGAGATTCACGATGACGCCCAGCGGAATACCGCCTGCCATCTGCTTCTGTACTTTGTGCATAAATGGCGGCAAAGGAATCTTAGGAGTTTGTGCAGCTTCACGTACAGCCGATCCTAGACTACCACTACCTACAATACCATCTGGACTATAAGCAGGTGCATTAAAGAATGCCTGAATAAATTGTTTTTCTTTACCCTTAGCAAGGTACTCATTAGCATCTTTCAATGCTAATTTCATTACAAACATTTTCCCTTTCGGGATAACATCTACAAGTTTCTTAATAGCTTCACGTCCGGCTTCGTCATTATCATAACACACAATAATACGTTCTGCTTGATCTAACCATGCGTATTGCTCTTTAACCTGCTTCCACGAACCTGATTCACCAATGGCACTACTTACTACAGGGGTAGGTTCAAAATCGCTCCCACGGCCCTTACGGTAGTTTTCAAGCATCTGGTAGCTACTCATCGCATCCAGTTCACCAGCACAAAGCAGGACATACTTAGAGGTATGCTCACGCCATTTCCACTGACCAAATAGTTCGCTGTTCTTACCGATCTTACCAACGCTGTAGAATTCCTTCACAGGCGTTTTCCTTACCTTGTACCCGGCTGCTTTATAATCCTGTGTGTAAGGGTAAAACACTTCACATACATCACCAGTGTCTTCATCGTACTTAAAACGACAGGCATAAGCTTTGTACGTTTCATCTGTGATGCCACGAGACATTTGCCCCTTAACTCCAGTGTACCCTTTTAGTGTTTCGATTTCCTCTTCTGTGATAATTTCTTTGGTCATAATTTCTGCTTCATCCCATTCGTATTCTTTCATTAATTTTAATTCTGCCTTGCGAGCATCCGATAGAATTGAACGCTCGCAACTGTAGCAGAATCCACCTTGACCTTCACCATACCAATGGAAGCCATCACTACTGCCACATTTAGAGAATGGACAAGGATTTTTACCAACTACAAAATCTGTCATTAACACCTCTTAAAATGTTTCCCATCTTTCTACAGCACCATTAGTATGGTAGATACCTTTAGGTTCTTTAAATACCTGAGAACTTCTGATCTTCATCCGCAAAACATCTCTCAGAGTAGGAGTAACAGCATCCATTACAAAGACATGTGACCATTGGAAACCTCCCCAATTGTGTAATTCGTTGTCTGGAACAACTGCGAGGAACTTTATTCTAGCTTCATTACTGAAAACAAACTCTCTTGCTTGAACCCTTTTCTCGCAATTACTTTCTTGATTCTCTAGCATTTTAAAAAGGTAATCACGTCTGCCAGCACTACCACAAATAAGAAAGATACTCGCTCCATCCTCTTGTGCAGTGGCTAGAGCTTTTTCAATCATCTGTTCATCGGTTTTATACATATCCTAATTTTCCTCGCCATACAGATGTTTTCTAAACAGTGCTACACGGTCTTCTTTATTCATCAGATTCAAGCTTTTAGCCTCACTTGTTGCTACGACAAAAGAATCGTACATTTTGGCACTAGTGGTAATAATGTAGTTAATCTCTCCTTTCTTGAAGGACATAAAACCTTCTCCATTATCAAAGTCGCCCATGTCTGCATACTCATCACGACCACTAGTAGTGCTGTATCCGCGAAGTTCAAGATGATCCATAATGTCAAATGCACACCAAGTGTCACGAGCTAGCACAACATAGTCAGCATCAGTGTTCATTGGTGGAGGATTACAAATTACACGACTTCCCGATGCGAACACACTTACGGCAAAAGGTAAAACATCATTGTGTTCCATTAAATTCCTCCTTATACAAACTCTACCACAGCTTTCGCTGCATCTTGTTTTTGTGGAGCTACTGGAAAATCTTCAGCATCTTCCTCGTAGTTTTCACCATCGATTGTCTTACGATATTGAATCCAACCTTTCAGGTTACCACTCCACATATTACCTTTACGATCCATGTGGCTAATACCCTTCTCCCAAGTTTCAGGTAGAAACGGAATGTTGCGCATATCATCGCTCCAAACGAATTTGGTAGTAGCGATAGGGGTAGCACAATGTTCCAGCGCACTTGCATGCTTCTTGTCAGCACCCACTAGACGGTCATAAAGCTCTAGGCATTTCTTAAGGCCATAGTCTTCATTACGGTAGGATACAGCAGCGCAACGAGCGCAACTAACCTTTATAGCATCTTCAAGTGAAATATCAGTAATTCTAAAATTATCGTCGATATCCCCTGTGATTCTACGCTCTTTGATGTGGAAATACTGGTTGTCATTGACATAAGTAACATCCATGTATGGCAAATGCCAATGCCCTGCCTTCAACACTTGAGGAACACTTGCATCCTTACTCTCACGCATCACACGAGCAAGCTCACGCAGCGTAGGATCGGCAGCGTCATCGTCGCGCAGCCAGAAGAAGTTGTCAGTGCAAGTACCTGAGATGACAGTTTTCATCATCTGGAAGGGTTCAGTCAGACGGTTATACACTTGCTTGTGATAACCTGCTTCGAAGAATTTCTTAGAAGCTTCTACGGCTTGGTCACGGTAATCTTCCCATGCAATTTCAGGAGCAACACCAGCCTCTCCCCATGAACCCATAACAGGCATACCAAAATCCTCACCTTTATCCTGCATACCCGGATTAGCTTGACCAAAACGTACAGGCCGACCATTAAGTTGCTGGATCATCTTTGCGAATGGGATTGCACGACTACTGCTACTATTCTTCGACAGTGCACGATGCGTGTTTAGCTCAGCGAGGATGATACGAGGATATTCAATCACCCAAGTAATCATCCTTACACCAGCTTGTGAAATACTATCAGCTAGCACCCTAGCTTTGATGCCAGCTTTACCTTCATATGGTTTTAACTTCAAAGTACATCTCCAAACATAACAGAATTGTGCATACCTTCAAAGCCTTTAAACTTTACTTCAGTACGCCATTTATCGACAACCGTGTATTCTACTTCAAGTGTCATACCTTTGACAACACCAAGCTTTTCAATATTCTCACGGTCACTCGTATACCCATTCTCACCGAGATACTCCACTTTATCACCGGATTGTGCATAGCGATCCATTTATTAACCTTTCACATACTGTTTGGTGCAGCGCTCACGTGGCTCACCTGTATCAGCTTCTACAGCCGCGATAAAAGTCCTACGAGCGACACCAGCACCTCTGTTATTACGATCTTCTTTATACTGCTCGCTACGCATCATTGCTTTGATGTGACGTGTTTCACGTTGTCCTGCTGTCAGCCCAAGGGCCACCATTGCAGTTTCATGGATAGCTTGCGTGCGGCGAGTATATTCAGATGATTCATTGCAGATTTTCAGAATCTTCTCCAGCGCTTGACGGTGTTCGCTCATAGTTCTCTCCTTTTTAGTTATTACTCTACCAGTGCTTTAATAGCTGCAATTTGTGCTTCAGTGAGGCGCTTGTTAAAGGTGATAGTAGTGTTAGGTGCTTCACTAACAGGTTTTACATCACTAATAAGTGGCGCGTGACGCAGATTACGCTCAGTGTCACCGAACCAAGGGCGATCAGTTCCATCATCTTCAGTAAAGTAGACAATAGTACCAGCACTACCACTGTCCGAATCCACCGAAACGTAGTACTGTTGGCCGATAATCAAACCCGCCTTTTGAGCAGGGGTACGAGTATCAACATACTTCTTCAGTTGATCGAAATTCATCCATTGAGTTTCACCATCAGAAATACGTTTAAATTCTGGACGTTCGCTATTATCATCGTGAGTGAATTCTACTACATCACCCTTGATATATCGATGCCAACGACCAACACCTTGCTCTTCGCCATTATCCAGCACTTCGTATTTCTCACCAATTACAAAGCCAGCTTTCTGTGCTGGGGTGCGAGTATCCTCAATATAGGGTTCTACTTTGTCAATATTCATGTACCACGAGCCACTACCTTTATGTTGATTAGGTTCACGAGTAGTCCATTTGAAGGACGGAGCAGTCGTGTTATCGTCATTTTCAAAAATCACCACCTCACCTACACGGAAATAGCAGCCGTTACCACCAACTTCTTTTACTACTACGTACTTATTACCGATAACCAAACCGGCTTCCTCCGCAGGTGTGATGCGTCGCAGTGCATGCTCATCGCACAAGGTTTTACCTTTAGTATGGTAGAAGCCGTAGCCACCACTAAAATTCTCGGTGGAGATTTCTGCACGACCACCAAAATCCTCAGATACACCGGTTACTGTTGCAATTTTATTCAAATCCACATGTGCGACACCGTAACCTGCTTTAATTACTTTTACTTTATCGCCAATCGACAGGGTTTTCAGTTTATATTTTTCCATAATTTATTTCTCCTTTTCTTTGTAGAAAATGTGTTTACCAATTTGTTTAATACGTTCAAACTTACTACGCCATGTAGGCTTTACATATTGTGCATGAAAATACTCACTGCTCTTAACAACAGGAGGCATTTTATACAGTTCGTACAAAATTGCAAGCTCCTTTTCTGAGACATTTTCATGCAGTTTTATCTCCATACCACGTTTGTAACCTGAGAACTGAAACTTTTCTTTAACAACCTCACAAGCTGTCAAGTGACGCTTCTCCATGCGTTTCAGAACAATGTCAATGATTGCACGTTGTCCTGCTACTGATTCACCTCGGGCCTCATCATGCACCACCCACGCCATACAAACATCGTCAGCAGGCGTAGGAGGTATATCAGGAGGAATAGCTAGAGGCGTATAGTAGGCTACTCCCGTAGCAAATGCAATAGCCCCTAGTATTCTTTTCATCATTTAACCTTTTTTCAGAAGATATTCATTGCTGATAGCTTTGAACGAGAAGTCACAGCCACAGTTTTTGAACACCACGCCTTCACGCATCACACCAGCATTATCACCCGGACCCGAGGCGTATGTCAAGCATTTACTCACAACGTCATCTACACTCACTTCACCTTCTGGCAGGCCCAGTACATCACGCAGAGTGCCAGTAGCCAGAACGGTGACATGGTTAAGGCCAAGGATACCTACAGCCTCTTGACGGCTTGCAGGGCTACTATACATCTGTTTATCGATGTTGAAAATATCAAAGATATGGAATTCCACATCTTTAACCTTCTCGTAGTTACCCTGAATGTCGGGAGCAACTACTTCTCCTTGCAAAGCATAGCTATCCTGTTCGAACTTCGCATACGCCTCCTTCATTGCAGCCAGTACAGGTGCAGCAGCTTTATGGAAATTGCTATCGCCAGTCAGAGGCAGCATGATGTTACGGCTGCAAATGCCATATACAGGCTCATCAGGCTTACGCACGAAGAAAGCCTTGACCTTCTCCCACAAGGACAGTCGCTGTTTGCTCAAAGCTTTCGCAGCTTTATAGTGTTCACTTTCAGGAGTCACAATAAACACAGTCATCGAGCTACCATCTTTCTTCATGGTCACTTCGAATTCTTCATCCAGTGCATTCACAACCATATGGCCGTAGTTCTGGATACGTTCCTGATCTGTCTTAGGAATAAACACAGGGAAGCGCTTGATACCTTGTGCCTGTACTTGACGACCCGGAACAGGATTGTCAGGCATTTCCCACTTCTTCACACCCAGCACTTCGGTAACATCGTCACCTTCATTCAGCGAATCACCGTTAGGGACGATGGATAATGGCAGTACCAGACCTTGCGAGATTTGTTTACGCAGTTTAATCGTTTTAAGGCGTTCGCCTTTGACACCTTCGAACTCTTTAGGTTCGTGACCTTCTTTAGTCAGGAACGGGGCTACCTCAGTAGGAACCCATGAGTCGATTTCGAAGTAACAAACCATGTCACCAATAGAGAATTCACTTTTCTTGACGACGACTGGCCAACCTTTAATCATTGCAACTTCGATCTTGTCAGCGCCAGCGATAGGCAGCAGATCACGAACTTTTTCAATAGTTACCAATTTACGAGTCATATCACACCGCCTTTCGCAGAATTTTTTGAATAACCAACAGGTCTTCTTCAGTGAGGTTACCTTGTGCAGTGGAGGTTACACCACCTACCGTAATAGTAGCCGACACATACACAACATCCTTCAACAGGCCATGTGCAGCTTCTACAGGTTGTTCAGGTTCTATCTTGACGAAGTTATTAGGGTTCTTACCATCTTCAGATTCAACTTTGTCGCCATTGATGTAAATCCACTCACTGGAAACATCAGAGATGGTGTATGCTTTACCCTTAGTATAACCTTCCCCACTGCTTACAGCTTTAACACTATCACCGATAGTGAAGCCTTTACACGCTGCCAGTTTGTAGTTAGCAGCATCACGAGTACGAGGATAACCTACATCATCCTTAAACTTAACCGACGTACCGTCACATCCTGTGACGGTATAAAGGTTACCCATAGTAACATCCGCAGTGTGCTCGTAACTGGTTGGGGTGATAACATCACCTACTTTAAATTTTGCCATAGTATTTCTCCTTATTCGTCAAATTGTCCAACAACAAACTCAACACGTGCACATGCTATACGTTTGAGAAGAGGATTTTGTTTGGTGAACTCATCAGCTACCTTTTGTGCTTCTTCCGCAGATTCGAAGTCACGGTAACCGATAGTACCACCATCCCACAGGTTTTTGTAAACTACAACCTTTTCAGGTACGTTAATCAGGTCACGGCTATCTTCCACACCGACGATATACTCACCAGCAAGCGAGTAACCCAGCAGGTTATCCGCAGCAGGATCATAGACACGGATAGGGTAGTCCTTACCCTTGTCCAGCAGATGAACAAGTTGAACAGCTTTACCGTTTTTCATTTGCAGTGGCTTGGTCAGGTCCAGTGCTGGCTTTGCGACGTACAGTTCGAAGTCCTTCTCTACAAGAAACTGTTCACGCACACCATCATCGTGAGCGTAGTCATCTCCTGCAAGGTAGTCACGACGGTAGGTTTTACCTTTAACTTGGATTGTATTACCACATAACTTAGTTACTTCCACAATACTATCAGGTTTCATATAGTGTCCTGAACTTTTTCCACCAGTGATGACACGTACTTTATCACCTACCTTCACATTCTCAATAGTCATACTTTCTCCTTAGTTAATTTCCAGAATTTCCAGAATTGCAGCCAGCTTCGTAGTAGGCAGCTTACCGTTTACAACAATATTTGTACCAGTACTAGATACTGACACATCGTATGTGTACTTCTGTTCAGGCACAAGGTGTACAGGTTTGAAATGCGTAGCCTTATAAGTATTCAGATCACCATCATTGTCGACAATATAGATGTAGCTACCTGCTTGGTCGCTCTGTACCGTATACACTTTATCTTTTGTCACGAAGCTGAATTTATCACTGATGCAAATCACTTTATCATTTTTCTTAAACATAGTTTCTCCTCGGTTTTCTCTTGCGAGAGTTGTTTACAGAAGACGCCATATTACTACAACGTCTTCTACTTGTCAACTAAAATTTATTCAGGCTTAGAGTGTTCCTCACAGCGAGGTCCAATCCATCCACGTACAGTGGTCATTCTACCGGGTTTCGTGCAACGCATGCAAGTGTTATCACAAATGTTAGATATACGTGAGTAGTCTAAGGCAAACTCACCATTTGTGTAGATGCGTAAACCACCAAACTTCTCCTTAACCTGCACAACCTCACCACCCATGATGCAGTATTGCTTCAGTAACTCATTGAGTTCATCGCCAATAGTCTTACGCCAGCCTTCTGGCAAATAATCAGACCAACGCATCATACACCTACCTTTCCAAGCTTTGCAGCTTCAAATTGTTCGTAAACACGCTCCAAACTGTCAGCAACTTTCTTATCGAAACGTTCTTCAATGAAGACCGGAAGAGACAGACTTACAGTGTCTTTACCACGTGCATCCATAATGTCATTTGCTTCTACAGCAAAGATAGAGCCAATCAGTGTACCATCAATTGCACGTTGCATCAATACTTTTCGTTGATCGTCACTAAAGCCACTACCAACATTGTTTATCAACTTCTTACAGGAAGTACCAATAGTGACACCACCAAGCATACCAGCAGCTTTACCCTCACCTTCGTACCAATCCAGCACCTCGTATTCGCACTCAAAAACAACCTTGTTCTTGACAGCATCCTTAGTACCAGAGCTTGTATCACGCCATACGCCTTCCATAGTCTTCCATACGGTGCCTTCACGTCCTGCTTTGGTTTCCTTGATGTGAATTGCGTTAGCTTCAGCTACACTCTTTACAATCTTGCTAAAGGCTAAGTAAATATTAGGATAGCCGTTGCATTCAAGTGCACTCTCAAGGATGAACTTACGGTCTTTGAGAGGTCTGTCTGACTTGCCAGCTTCAAATTCACTCTCATCAATCATATCCCATACGGTGTACTGGAATTCATATTGACTAAACTCACCTTCCTCACCACCTTGCAGAATGCTATTAAGCACACCGTTACCCTCTTTACGAGTCATAGGAGTAAAGCTATCACCGTTCCATTGTGACACAGTGATTTCGCCCATCATAACATGACTATCAATGTCATGTGCAATTTTCGCTACAAACCATTTCGGGTAGTAGCTACCCTGTCGAGTAATAGCAGCTTTAGGTTTCAGATACGCAAAGCTACCGTCATATTTTACCTCAACATAGAATTCAGATTTAGATTTATAAAAATCTAAGATTTTAGGATTCATACTAGCACAGCGCATATACGGAGGGATGAAGTATAGGTCAGGCCAAGTCTTAAGCACCATAGTATCACCTACACCAGCACCAATAGAACGCTTAATAAGTAGTTGTGCAAGCTCAAAACCTTCAGGGGTAAGAGTAGAACACATCTGCATTAGTCCCTGCACAGCGGCTTTACCTGTGTAGAGCCGTTCTGCGAGAGTTTCTTTCATCCAATCTAGAAACTTTTGATCCATTTCAAAACCAAACTTGTCAGCAGGTTTAGCATTCTTATGAATCTTACTTTGATAATAATTCAGAGACACGTCATAAGTAGCCTTCATGAATTGTTTAAAAAGCTCATTATCCTTATTAGCAATCAGGATAGCTTGCTTTTCAAGGTTTCCTTTAGCTGCTTGTAAGCTTTTGACAATTTCATATAAAGATTTTTGAGATTCCATTTTTCTTCCTCCTTGTAACGGTTGATAAGTTTGTTTGCCAGTTGAATGCGGAAATTATACGCCTCTTTTTCTACCATTTCATACGTCTTACCACCTTGCCTATACAGATAACTTTCCACGGTGTTACAGCCATTAATCTCTTTAGTGATATCTTTATGAATCTCAGCCTCATAAGAGGATTGGATACGGAAAAAGTTTTGATTTTCTGTCACTGCTTTCATAACAGCTACGCAAAGGTACACGGAACGACGGTCACCAAATTTGGTAGGCTCCTTGGACAAATGGTTTTGTACAGCAATGGTCAATAGTTCAGATTTCTTCATGATTCCTCCTATAAGTAATTTATAAGCTCCTTAGAAGCTATAAGTAGTTGTTTATTTCTTTAAATAAACCTTTAAAAAGTTGTTAAAGGTTCTTAATAACTGCTAAGAACTGCATTGTACTGTGCAAGGTTTGCCGTGTCAAGTTTTTTTTGCAATTTTCACAGAGGTAGAAGTGAGCATGTTGAGTGTGCCAAAACTATGGAGAATTTGGCCAACGTTTCAAGAATTAGAATCCTGAAAAAGTTCACCGAATTTTTCACTCCTTCTTATGTAGGAAGTGCCTGAATTACTCGAATTTCACTCATGAAATGCTCATTAATGAGACTTTCAGGTATAAAATATTCAGCTATGAACATTTCACTTATGTACTATTCATTAAGGCATTGTTTACTAATGCGCTATTGTCAAACATACAACTAAAAACCTTTAGGGTGTAAGAGGTCCCCACCTTGTTTAAGGATTATTGAATTATACAGGGTTTTCGGAAAATGTAAACGAGTATTTTACTTACATGTTTATAAAGTAAACGCGCAGCATCGGATTAACTAACCACTGAAACAGTGCTAGTACGTACATATTACCATGTTTTTGCAAGCTGTGAGAAAATTTTTCAGGGTATTGACGATTACTACAATACTGTGGTACTCGCGCACCCGCATCTAGAAAACAGGAATCACGTCCAAAACTTTTTCAAAAAATTTGCACAAACCCTATTGACGGTGGAAAAACGGCTTGCTATAGTTCTGTACATGCACTAACGAAGTGCGCAACCTAACCAACCTAAAGGAAGTCATCATGTCGCAAAAGTTCCCAGCAGCTACCCTCGTAAATCTCGGCAAATTCGCCCTGAAAGCATTGGCCGAAAAACTGGACGATGCATACTTCGCAGACACGAAAGAACAATACGCTGAATTCATCGCAGAATTTACCGATACAGAAATTGAAGCGGCTTATAAGGCTTGCGGCTTTCCTATATTCACCACTAGCGCAACTAATGACCACATCACCCCGAAGGCGCATATTGCACCTGTTAGCGTAGAACCGGCAGCAATGGATGCGACGGCGCAGATTGCTGGTGCTTTGTCTGCTTTGATGGCACAGAGCAAGGGCGCGTTAGACGTTGAGGGCGTCAAGGGTTTGATTAACGACTCATTGAAAGACGTTTACAGCATGCTGGAAACTGTCATGGATGCCAAAGCGCAACAGCTTGAAGTTATCAGTA